TACGGGGAATCTGGTGGAGTAAATACGATCCAATATTGTTTGCACTGTGTCAAATAAGCTGGAAGAACTACGGTGTGGTGAGGTGGGCCTAAGTATTCATTACCTCCAAATTCAAGAAAAATAACTTGATTGATTGGTGGCATATCCTCAACAATAGGAATCCACTTAGTTGCTCTCATCTGATTTCACCCCCAAGATTAGGTTTGTCCAATGGGATATTTGATCTTCATCGAAAACTTGACTCATACCACCATTATCCCAACGTATTAGAATATGGTGTCCATTTTTGGCTATGCTAGTTATTTTAGCATCCGGTCCAATCCCGTCAAGCTTCTGAAAATATTGTAACTGATCGATAAAAAATGCGAGTCTCATTTAGTCTTCCTCTCGCGGGCGGCGAGTATCGCGTCGGCCGCTTCGTATGCCTCTTCAGCGAGATCCTTCCAATCCACTTTCCCGGCGTCTGGGTCAGAAAGCATTCCCTGAATCGCCGCTGCTGCGAAGTAATCGCGGAGAGTCATACCGCTTGATTCTGGCCCAGTACGAGTTCCCGCCAAAGGAAAGGCTGGTCCACCATGGTAAGTCATGCTTCGTCCTTGTCAAATAGTTTTACGAGCTTGTAAGAAGATGGGTCAATTATCTCCATCATTAGTTTATTACACTCTAGAATATCTTTAAGGCCCGGAGTGGGAATTGTTCCCATATACTTCTCTAGATCCATAATATAGCCCATTTGTTCATTAAGAGTTGCTATCATATCCTGTTTATCTTCTTTATTCATTGTTTTCTCCATTCTCTACGCACCAAGAAACAATCTTAATTACCCGCTCATCATCGGGATCAACGCCTATTGGTAACATATAGGGAACCATCATAGCAAAAGCACCTACGCACTTTTCTTTAGTTGAAAAGCTTTCACAAAAATCATCTGTAATTTCTTTATCAATCATGTTCTACTCCTATAATTCCAAGTTAATACAAATTGCTACTTGAAAAGCCTCATCCTCATCGCACCATGTTTCTTCCTTACCATAAGCCTCGCCATTTCGTATGTCAAAATACATTTCTGTTGGGCTATTATAAACAGTATGAAATGAATCATTGGATTCACAAATCAATACGGCATCCGGGTATTGTTTTGCTAGTTGCTGTAGTTGTTCGATATATTCGTTAATTGTCATTGTTTGTCTCCTTGTTCTTTTATTCTACCACGCGAAGCGGGGTAGTCAAGCTAGATGCTCTATAATCTTATCAGCTATCTCCACAGTAAGACCAATCTGATCATCGGTCTGAAAAAACTTGCCACCAATCTCCGCCGAATTATCGTCATCAATAATGGCATATTCTGTCACATTATGCCCTCTAGAATGAAGCCATTCGGTGATTTCTTCATTTCGTGGAATCCATTTAGAGGGAGCCGCATGAAAAGGAGTCATACTGAAAATAGACAATCCTTCCGCAGCTAGAGCGTCTTTAATTAACTGAGTATCTTCTGCGTCGAGTCTCCAACTGCTAGATAACACAATAACTGCTCCGGTATTCTGAACAATTTTTGCAACCAATTTCACAAGAATTGGATCAATAAAGTCAGGCCCAAAACGATAAACGGTACTGTCCGTATTCAAGACCCCATCAACGTCAAGGAAGATGACTTTCTCTGGATATATGTCTTTCATTTAGGCAAAAATAATCCTGAAAGTCTGCTCATAATCAGCCCCTCTTGACGCATATCCATATTTATTTAAATCAGATCCTTTACCATCAATAGTGGTGAAGTAGTAAACTCCTCCTACTAATCCAGATAATGCCATCTCCATCTCTTCTGTTCTATCTCGTAATTCGGGATATTCTTGTGGATGATGATCGTACATCCTAAACATAGCATAAGCTTTAGCATTAGGAGCTTTTTCTTTTGCGATATTCTTGATGAAATCCGGGGCATATTCCATTAGTTCTATGATCATATTTTCTCCTAGATCATTATTGACATATTAATTTCTTCAAAAGCATAATAAACACAGTGATATGGCTTAGGCCCGGCTGGCTCATTCCATTGATTCATATAGTCAATCCTCATAAATCCCTGCCACGATCCGCCCCTAGATTGTACAATCTTTTCTAACTGATCAACATCTTGAGGATAATAAAGCTCCATAGTGTAAAGCTTTAGCCGTTTAGAGGATGAAAAAGATATTGGTGGTAGTTTCATGATATCTCATATACCTGAAAAACATCTTTTGGTTCAGAATTGTGGTACGGACGAATATATGACCAGTAATAATTGTCAGAAGGAGCGTGAATAACTCTCTCTACCTTTATTGTTTCACAATCCGCAAAACCTCCTCCATCAAAATCTCCATATAAAACGATAAGCCCATCATCCGGCACATCCTTCAAAAGTTCAAGCAATTCTTTCTTAGTCATTTTAATTGTCCCTTTTATTTAGATACTCAATATCTCTAGTAATATTTTGGAGCCTTAATTCAAGATTACTAAGCCAAAGACTGAATGAGGTCAGATAGTAAACTATAGTCATTGCTCCCAAAAAAGCAAGCCCACACCAGATACCATGCAAAATAGCATTAATATAAATCATTAATTACCCCTTAATATTTCCAGTTTCAAAATATGTTTCATAATCACTCTCATTATAAGGGACCGCAAGATTAACCTTTTGTCCGCCCCTATGAATAGCACACATACATTGTTGTAAGTTTATTGGGGGATTTTTTGGAACAAGTAATGAGATCGGCACCAAACCAAATACTCTTCTATTTCTGCTTAATCTCTTAAATGTATAGATTACCGGATTTTGATTTATTTGAAAATCTGACCCAACTGCTAATCCAAGTAATCCACGCCTAAAAAACGCACCAGAATCAGTCCGACATTTATATGAATCTGGCGAACAAAATTGAGTTTTCTGACTTTCTAGAAAATCTAGTAATTCTTTTGAATGTGGGATAGATTTATGATAGGTTATTCTAAAGCCAAATTTCATTTACTTATCCTCCTGAATTACTTTAACCCCCGTAAACTTATAATCAATCCAACCATCAGTATTATTGGTAAATACAGACTCTTCTTCAACAATAAATTGCATTATATAAGTATCGCCTTTCTCGCTAAGTCCTGAGTCAAGAATATGCCTCTCAATCAATACTCTAATATCATCAACTGAATAAGTAATCTCTTTCCTACATTTAAATTCCATTATTCATTCTCCGCAAAATTACTCAGAACAACTTTCCCCTTGAACTTAGTCCAATTTTCGATTTCGTTATCATAAATTACATAAGGATCAAATGAACAAAAGCCATTATGGTCAACACTATAACCATGATAGGCAAAATCCCCAGCGTCATTTTCAAAAAACTCATTCAGAATAACGATCCTGTCTATTTGTTTATAACTTACAATAACAGGCAAATCAAATCTGTCAAAATTAGGCACTGTCTTCTTATCGTCAATAATTTCAGAAATCATTAGTTTTCCTTTCTTGAATCATTCTACCATGCCTTTTCGGTCTGTCAAAGCAAACCACGCTTCTGATGAAGAAGACACAATATCTTCTTGCTGTAAATGATTTTCCATATGAATATACCAACTAGGATATTTACTTGATGATATCATCGTATACTTATAATCATTATGTCCTGTTCTATGTATACAATAAATAGTTTCTTCATTATAATAGAAGGAAAAAACTTTATTAACTTTTGCAAAATGAAGCATTTATTTGTTTGAATCCATTTCCATTTTATCTAATATGTTTAAAAAACCCAATATAATTATCCAGCCAGTATTAATGGGAAGACCGTGATCTGGTTTATCCATAAATATTGACATCACACCCAATACAATATGAAAACCAAATGTGAGTCTCAAAAATATATTAAATTTCATTTCATACCTTTTAAATCTTCAATTAAAGGACGCCAAGTATATTTCTGCTTAGATTTATCATTATTAGCCAGTAAAGAATCTTTCAAAGGTTCTTGGATTTCGGTTTTAGTCTCTATCGACGGAGGTTTCTCGCTAACTTTAGGCTCAGGTTCAACAAAAATTTCCTGTATATTGATATTCTTAAAACACATATGAGACTTTAATTCAGGAGTTTTAATCTTATAGATCATCATATAGTCAGTCTCGTTTAAGTTTTTCATTGGGTGAATATTCATTTTGTTCTGGCTGAAAATCCCTGATCTCACTAGCCTCTAGCAGATGTTTTCTTTCAAACAATACAAACCAAGATACCCTATAATACTTGTTATCTTCAAATTGAGCAAACAATTCGTCAGTATCACAAATAAATACTTCGGCTTTAGAAGAGTCCACACTCTTTAAGCTAACTTTAAGCTCAGAAGAACTTTCTGAGATTCTAGTTTCAAAGCTTTTTAAACAGCGAAATGTTCCATAACTAGCGGCTTCCATATTTGACCTCATTCTAACATGATAGATGGCTGGTAAAAGAAGACCTACTAAAGTCCCAACTATTGCTAATACAACAAGACACTCAACTATTGTGAAACCTTTTTTCATATTAAAGTCCCAAAGCCTTTCTTTCTTCCTCTGTAAGCTTACTAAGAGCGGAAACTTTGAGGTCTTGTTTTACTTTTTCTGCTGCTTCCTGTTGTCTACGAATATAGTCCTTGTTTTTATGATTTCCCCACCAGTCCATCAATTTTTTCTTCTCAATACCGGCTTCCTCATAATCGATCCAATCAAAAGGATCATTACTCATATAGTTTTTCATATTCTCAAAAGCAGTAAGCGTGGCACACAAAGACGCTTCTAGAAAAGCAATATGTTTCTTGGTCCGATCAGCTTCAAGACCATCCTCCCAATCATGACATGGCATAATTACATTACCTCATATTCATAAATTCTCATACGATCACATCCTTTGTCCCAACCCTTTTCATCATCACCCCGCCAATCATCAAAGTTATAAATGGATTTAGCCGCATTTACAGCATCTTGTCTATTCTTAAAAATATCGATAATCTCATATCCTTCATACGATACGCCCGTCACCAAAACATAAACAGTCATATTTTCCCTTTACTAGATATTGAGCCCCGACTCTGGTATTATACCATGCAAAACTGCCCCGTCAAGCCCTTTTCTCAATTTGCGATCAATTGTTTTTGATTTCAAAATGATTTATTTCTCATTAATCAGGCTATTACTGAAAACAGCAAGGAAAAGGCTGTTTATTCCGGCTAAATAAATAGAAATAATAGGGTTTTATACAGTATTTTTCACTAGATTTTCATCCAGTTTTCTACCCATCATCATAACAAAATCCCCATAAAAAACAACCATTACTACTAGTAATAATAGAAGGGATAGGGATGGGTCCATGTATGATAGGATGATCCCACTATATTGACCATTTTAAACCACCGCTATGCTCATTAAGCCGCAATACCTTAAAAGTAGCCTTATTTCCTAGATATTAGCTAAAAAACCCGCTAATTTAGCTCTTTTTCTTTTTGAGCGGCCACTATTTCTTGAGTTTTTTCTACTACTTTTAATGTTTCATCTACTATAACTGCTGCTATTACCATTAAGAATAAGGTAAACAATCCTGTTAATACTAGTGATTTAATGAAACTTTCGTGAAAGTCGCCACATTCAGAAACTGCTGTTTTCTCGGGAGTTAATAAGGTTTTTGACCGGGGAAAACACTTTTTACTATTATACATTACAGGCACCTCTCTTCTTTTTGGTTATGCAGTGGATGATTAGAACTTGGGTGGGAAAGAACAATCCTAATAATATACCCAAAATAACCAGATTAATCATAACACACTCACTACTGCACAATAACAAAACAATAGTAGACCAACTACTGCCGCCACTTTGGCCCAAACTGGAGTTGGAAACATTCGATTATTTTGCACCAGAGAATAGGGGCTGACTTTATTCTCGATAACACTCCAATTATACTCTTCGGTCTTATAGCACTTTTTATTTTTACAAGTCATATTAGCAACTCGCTGGGGGTGAAGGGGAATTGTGTGAATAGTAAACCGGGTCTGTTCCAATACCTGATGGAGTTACCGGAATATGAGGTGGAAAATTAAGTGAAAAAGGAAGCTTCTTATCTGGGGTTTTCTTTTCTAGTACTAACTTAAGGTGGTCTTTAATAACTTGTATTTGTTTTTCATTTAAATATTTCAATGTTCCTGGGGTCACAGAAGTTGTGCTTGCACCAGCAGCATCATTAATTTCAAAATATCCTTGTAACCAATAAACAAAGTTTTCGGGGGTCATTTTATTTCCTTGTATTCTAGTAGAGGAATTAATATTTGATCTTGCTCAATAGTTCTAACTTCCACAACCAAAACCCTCTCTCCAAGATTTTGAGTGCTATTAGAAATATGAACAATCTCATCTACTACTTTTTGTATAGCTAATTGCTTTCCGTTTTCGTTCGTGGGTAATCTGAAAAATCGCTTCATGTAGTATAGTACTCGCCGGGGGTGGTGTTGTCAATCTCGCTGACTGAGAGCATCAATAGCAAACGGGTAATATTAGCAATTACAATCTGATAACTTGACAAACGGGCCAAATCCTTTTAAAATTGTGCAGCCGGGGAGATTACTATCTTCTTATTATCTCTAGTAATACTAATTCTTCGCTGACTGAGAGCATCAATAGCAACCCGGAAGCATAGGGTGAAACAATCACACCCATGCCGCCCATTCAAAGAACTCGTCCATCTGTCTGTCTTCTTGTTCGCAGATTTTGCATACCAATCCACTATCTGTCATGTATAAGTATTGCCCAGTCTTACCCATCCAACATTGGTGACACAAGTATTTATGCTCGCATCTTTTGTATATCATTTTTGATCCATATGAACTAGGATACTCATAAGTCTTGTTGCATGAGAAACACTCTACATTATTAGACATATTCACTTTCCTTCATTAAAGTTACCCTCAAATCTCCATTATCCCATCGGGCACCATCGGGCAGATCAAAATACTTAAAGTAGCTACCATTTCCACCCAACTTGCATACCCATTCGTTAGCCCCTATGATAGCTTGATAGACAGTTGGGTAATCTCTCACCCACTCAATACACTTACCTCTCTGCACAATAACAATCATATCATTTCTCCCAATAGTCATAGGTTATTACAGTTTCAAATTTCGCCACAGGAACCGTATGGTTTATTTAGCAGTCTAGTTTACTAGATTCTCCCCTGCTCAATCATCTTGTGTTAGACAAAGTACAATTAGAATTAATAGGAAAACAGCCATATTTTTCTCCGTTATAAGGCCCAGCCATCCCCTCTAGTATATATCGTCCTAACTCCTTGTCAATCTTGAAGTTATGTTCGCTCGCTGACTGTGACCCATTAAACCGAACGGCGTACATTAGCCGTTACAATGCGAGTGCGAACTAAAGTCGGGCGACTTGCAGGAATCTTTCTCGCTGTAACTCCTTATGAGTCAAGGGTTTAAGTCGAGGGCGGCGGGCCGGTTTTGCCCTAAGTCCTTTGGCAGCAAGGGTTTACGTCAAATCGTTTTCCCATAAAAAAAGACCGCTCCCCCGCGAAGAGGAGCGGCCTTATTATTACAACTTATAACGTATCAGATAGCGTTGGCATAATCCATAGCCAACTCCAATGCCCGAGTATTCTCGTTAGCATTAGTACCGAGCCACAATGAAGCCATACGGTTATCCGCATTGCGACCCTGCTTGTAATTAAGGTACTCGTTAAAGCCGTTGTAAGCGGCCCACCAAGTACCCCGAACACCTTCCATACTCTGACGCGGACCCTCAATCAATCCCATGATCTCATCGATGGTATTACGAGTGCGAGTCTTGATATCCGCTTCCTGCTTATCCTCGATATCCAGAAGAACACGCACATACTGACTAACGTCCTTCTGATTAAAATCGCGGGAAGCAAGGAACTTGAATTGGTCCGCATGGGTTTCAAAGGAGGCGTCGATAGCATCCATCGTATCCCGAATGCGGTCCAAATTAACCTGACTATTCTTGGTGTGACGAATACGGATCAGCTTACTATCCGCAGACGAGTGAGCCTGAGCCATCGTATTAGCACACACAACCCGAATGGGCGTGAAGCCAACCCGAATAGCCGTAGTACCATCATGAGAATTACTAAGTAGCATGAACTTAGCAACCTCATCACCCTTGACGATTTCAGTATTTCTACGATTAGCCTGAGCCAAGACCCAAATCTTCTCGCCTCCGTGCAGCGAACCGGCAGTATGCAACGAGGCTTCGCCCGCATCCAAGAACGGTTGGAAGAAATCGAACGCGGTGCGATTCTGGAGCGGAGTATAACGCGGACCAACACTGCCCAGAATACGCTTATCATCCGAACGACGAACAGCCAGCCGCATAGGAACGGGTTGACCGTCAACCGTCAACATCTCTACCGTTTCGACTTCCCAATCCATACCAGCGGCCTTGATCCCATCCTTCACAGAAATATCCGGTGGTACTGGCTTACCAAGAGTATGCCAGGGAGTATCTCCAACATACATCATGCAATCTCGACCATTCCGATTTTCGATACCGTGAGCCATTTTCTTTTTCCTTAGTGTTTAGGTTTCTTTGAGTATTTTACCAGACGAAATCGGTTTGTCAACCGAAAAGTTTGTCCCAACAATCGGCACAAGTCGAGGATATAATCATCTCACGATCATTGTCCGACAAATATGGCATGATATCCTGAATCAGATCAGACCCAGAAAGATAATCAGTCATATCCTCGTTATTAACGAGTACAATATAATCCCTGGAGCAGACATGACAGGGAATATGGACAACCGTATCCAAACCATTAGCAGCAGCAACCATCGTTCTCTCCTTTTCAGCTATGATACCATAAGTATCGGCAGAGTCAAGCGAAGATCTTTAGAAAAATCTTTGGCATGGCATTTGCTGTGGAGACTCGTCCTAAGTCGTTGTGACGTAAGGACTTACGGAGGGCGGGGCGGGCCGGGCTTGCCCTAAGTCGTTTAGGGACAAGCACTTACGGCGAGTGACTAATTATAGATAGTCAATACCTAAATCTCGTCTACAGAGTTTAGGATTGGAACGGTAAGCACAATGTTCTTTAAGATAAGAGTAGACACCAGAACATCTAGAACGAGGACACTCGTCTTTTAGTACTTTTAGAATACCATTCACAGTTTTGCCCGAGCAGATAAGATCGTCCAGAATAATGTAGTTATGAGGGATAACACCCTCTATGATAAACGGAGAATAACAACCCTCCGTACTTTTTCTTATTACTACAATATGCTTATTCAGGATAGATGCTACGTCGGGTCCAACAAGCAAGCCACTAATACCAGTAATAACAATGCTGTCAAAGGTGTTCTCGATCTTTCTCAGATCACAAACAGCCTGCACCACAATCTTATTTCTAGATTTATGATTTAATACCCGTGAAGTATGATCTGCTCCACCGATAACGCGACCGTCAACGAGACGATGACTAACAGGCTCATTCATCATCTGAGATCAACCCCTTTGCATGACAAATCGACCAAGACACGCCCTGATACTATTCTTACGATTGAACTGCTTAGTAGAAGCAGTATTATGCTTTGTGGAATATTCTTCGCCAGTAGGACTAGTAAAGTCTATGCGAGTATAGCCACCAGTACAAAGACTCAATAGCACAGTAGAAGTGGAATCAGAAAGTAGCTTCTTCGCTTCTTTCATACTCATTAGATAATCAACAGCTTCATAATGATCAAACCATACTCTGGCATGATAAACTCTTACCTTCCACTTATCCCTTCGAAGCTCCTCAATACTGGGCACATTCCTGATCTTTTCCCTCGTTGCCATCCCAAATCTCCTCTACCAATTTGTGAAAGTAATAATCAAAAACCGTTTCGTTCTCTTCCCAATCCACCAACAGATCATCGGCATCCTCTGCAAGTATACTGTAGTTAAACTCATATTCTTGCATTAGTCTTTTCCTTTTAGTGGGACGCCAGGGAATCGAACCCTGAACCTCGGAGTTAAAAGCTCCTTGCTCTGCCAATTGAGCTAGCATCCCGAGTTTTCTTTATCTTACCCTATCCGGTTCCGTTGTCAAGTACCCAATCTCCGATTCGAACGGAGGTCTGTCGGATTAAAAGTCCGCTATAATAACCGCTATACTAATTGGGCATATTCCTAATGGAGATATAAGGAATCGAACCTTACTGTGCTGGTTAAGAGCCAGCTACATCACCACAATGCTTTATCTCCGAAGTAGCGACGGTGGGGGTCGAACCCACGCTACAGGGATTTTAAATCCCTTGACTCTACCTTTGGTCTACGTCGCCATGTAATCATCAGTAGGGCGTGAGAGAATCGAACTCCCATAGCAGGTTAATAAGACCTGCGTCTTGGACCATTAGACGAACGCCCCATAAATCCATTATACATACCGTCCTGTCGATGTCAAGTAGTGAGAGTGGGATTCGAACCCACGCATGACGGCTTATGAAACCGTTGAATTAGCCAACTTTTCTATCCCACTATATTAACAAGTGGTGGAGGACGGATTCGAACCGCCGATCTTTAGGTTATGAGCCTAACGAGTTGCCAGACTACTCTACTCCACAATGGCCCCACGGAGAGTCGAACTCCGGTCTACTGGTTGAAAGCCAGTGGTACTAACCGCTATACTATGGGGTCAAAATCAAAAGTTCAGGGACTAGGATTCGAACCCAGACAAGAAGGTTCAAAGCCTTCCGTGCTACCGTTACACAATCCCTGAGTCCTCGCTGGTAGAATCGAACTACCGTTATAACCTTATCAGAGTTACAGCTTACCACTAGCAGAAGCGAGGAAAAAGTGCGGAAGGTGGGACTTGAACCCACACGCCTTTCGGCACGGGCTTCTAAGACCCGCGAGGCTGCCATTACTCCACTTCCGCATTAAATCTAATCTACACCAAACCAGTACGGGCGAAGGGATTCGAACCCCCAACCTTCAAGGTAGAAACTTGTTGCTCTATCCGTTGAGCTACGCCCGCGTGTTATTTCATTATACAGTACGTTTTTACTTTGTCAAGCGGGACAGGTCGGAATCGAACCGACATTACTAGTTCTTCAGACTAGCGATTTGACCACATCATCCTCTGTCCCATGGGGTGACTAACGAGATTCGAACTCGTCTCTATCGGTTCACAGCCGATCACATTAATACCACTATGCTATAGTCACAGCGGAAACGGAGGGAATCGAACCCTCACCGGGATTAACCGGCCCTCTTTAGCAAAGAGGTAAAGCAAAGCCAATATCTAACTCGTTTCCATTACTAACAGTCTAGGTAGAGGGATTCGAACCCCCGATCCCCTGCTCCCAAAGCAGGTGCGATAGCCAGACTTCGCTATACCTAGATAAATCAGCCAGAGCCCACAGTCAGAATCGAACTGACATTAGAGGTTTACAAAACCACTGTTCTACCGTTGAACTATGCAGGCAAAAGTACCCTATGGAAGAATCGAACTACTTGACAAACCACCACACAAATTAATGTCAACTGGTTTACAGCCAGCCGTGTGGAACATAGGGCAAAACTAACAGTAGGTCTGTTGGGAATCGAACCCAAATCTCTGGTTTCGTAGACCAGTGTACTAAATCCGTTATACTACAAACCTATATTTACCGGGAAAACCCGTGTCTTCATTATACACCAAAACTCTCCCGGTGTCAAGCGGCTAGGGTAGGATTCGAACCCACGGACGTTTTGAGGCGTCTTCGGTTTTCAAGACCGATGCAATAATCCGCTCTGCCACCTAGCCATTTATTCTTCATACTTACAATTATCCCATTGTACACCAAAACCATCCCGTTATTAAGCATTATTTTCGTAATCGTTCATTTTTTCCATAGCAGACAATTGACGCTTTTTACCACTATGTTCACGACCAGTACGACAATAACCACAGGAACCATGATTACGGCATGACCTATCAAATCTTTTACTTCCCTGATAGTCCCTACGGCGTTCCTTACCATATTCTACTCCTTTATCTAGACTCATTAGTCTTCTCCCTCATAGAAGTAAGCAATCTTAACATCGCTCCAGTTCACGACCACCATCCCAAAGACGTTATGCTCAAATGAGAGGAGTCTATCACTCGCATCGGTTACATCTTTGATAAATCTTACTCCAATCCATTCCGTACCGTCCTTCATTTCAATATTAATTCTATCTAACTTGTCAAGATCCATTACTGATCCTCCCAGGGATAAGGAATTAAGGTCACGGTTTTGCCTTCAACACGATAGATATCGAAAGCTTTCTTCATATCCATAAGCTCGCCATAGTCATTAGTAGGCGATTGTTGATGACACCAAATATTTGCTTCTTCTAGGGTTGGAAAACCAGCAACAATGTGTGTATAGCCATTACACATCAAACCATTCCACTTTTCGATAACGTACACTACTGATCCTCCATAGCCTTCCTATTACTGGAACCACGGGTTCTTTGCCGTTTGGGCAGGCTGTTGTGCGATCCGCTGCCCGACAGATGGCTGTTGTGTCCCTTGCCCAACTGCCATATTGGCCGGATATTGAGTTTGATCGGTTCGTATTTGCGGGATTTGCTCATACCATTGTCCGTCAGGATAGAGAAAGTAAATCTTTCCAGTATTGGGATTGAAGGCCGCTTGATAGTATCTTATCGGCTCTTGCTTAGGATATTCTACAGTCTGATTTTGGGTTGTCAAGGGGGCAACTTTAATTACCCCATTTTGGTAATCTTTAAAGCCATTATACAGAAAACCAATAATAGCCAAACCCAACCCTACCCATTGTATCATCTTTTCTCTCCTTGTCAACTGAACTGCCATACACCCTTATCGACCAATCCCAGGACGAACCTTGAGAAAAAATATTTTGACCTAAGTACTTGCTGCATAAGGGTTTAGGAGGAGCCCGGCCCGCCGCCCTCGCCCTAAGTCGTTTAGTGGCAAGGGTTTACGGCGAGTTATTTCTTTCGTTGTCTTTTCTCTGCCACTCTTTGTACTTTTGTAATACTGTATGCCATATCATGTACGGGCATCATATCAAATTGATCGCGGAATCCTTGCTCGCTTACAATCATATAGTTGTCCAGTTTATCATCCTTATTAGTATCTAGAAAAGCCCTAACTGCCGCGTCCATATGCTTTCCTTTTGGTCCCATATCATATATTACCTTGACCGAACCACAGTTAACATAGTACTTAGCCATTGTCAACCTCCATCTCTGTATGAATGTATTCCATATCTCCATCACATCCTTCACAACAGGGTTCGCCCATTTCTGAATAGAACCAAGGATAAACATAGCGAGTTTCATTACAATCCGCACACTGCCACAAGTGCAGAATCTTTTCATCATCAATTTTAATCCACTTATTCATTGTAAATCCTCAATGACAGGGGAAAAAGACACTAGCACGACCATTGATACACATATCACACGCTTGACTATCCTTACTACCACTACAAGTAACAAACGTTCGTCCCTTGCGAATCTCAGGGCAAGTAACAAAACGCTCGTTGTTCAGGATAACAAACTTTGGCAACTCTTTACGCCAAGCATCAGCCTTAGCCTTACTCTTAGGACGCTTAGGGGCAATTTTCTTATCACTATCGCACCACGCAAACTTAGTAAAACCAACAGCCTTAGCAGCATTCATATCATCATCATTATGAACACTAGCATAAGCACTCATAAACTTACCTAACGCGACCAGAGCAGGGTCATAGATATGGGTATAAAACCACATCTTAGGCAATTTAATACCATCGGCCAACACGCTCTCACAAGCCCAGGTTATATTGTCAACATAATCGGTATCGAGTTTATTGTCAATAAAGAAATCGCCACGCTCATGCCAACGAATGCTTTTCTTACGCTTAATAGCGTCAAGAATCATAGAGCGAATAAGATTCTTTTTTGTAATCACATTGGCAAAACCAGCAGTGCGGGCATTCTTATACTGATTTTCAGTAGCTTCCGCATAGCATCCGTTATTAAAAAAGGCACACGGACGGTCTGATCCTTCGATTGGACAAGTATCGCCAACCGGACGCGACACCACAATACAATTCTTGCCGAGCTTATCGTTACCATCAGCAATCTTCATTTTTCATTCTCCCTTGTGTCCTGTCATTCTACAATATCTTATCGGCAAGTCAAGGGGTAAATCTTTGAAAAATCTTTGGCATGATATTTGCAGTTGTTGCAGAAGGCGAAACAACTCGTAAAGTGTTGGTAGATAAGGACTTACGGCGAACGCGGCCCGCCGGCCCAGCCCTAAGTACTTGCTGTATAAGGACTTGTGACTTATGTCGGATTTTGTTTGCTAATTGGGTAGATTAGGTGTACCAGACTAGGAGGAGGCTAACTCACTAGTCTTTATTTAGCTTTTTTGTTCCGACTTTCAACGATTACGTTCGACTTTAATCGTCATATTATTATTGATTATACCTTGTCTTTACCACAAACAGTGCAGCAAAAACCACCGGCCTTTTTCTTATTCATGAGACGAATATCTTCGCCATACTCAGCATCCTGAAAAGCGTGCTTACAAGTACACTTTGTCAACTTTGTACTAGGATCATAACTCTTTGACTTTGCCATTTTTTTCTCCAGTTTATTAGGTCTACTAATGCCGCAAGCCCCCACGGCGTCCCGTGAGGGCTAACGGTTTTGTGGTGCGACTACTTTACCACATTATAATACTAGTAGCAAGCCGCTTCAACGAGTACCACTGTCTTATCAGTTGGTTAGACTCTACTAGACCGGCGAATCCCACGCCGATAATCCTTACGCGGAACAGGATGGTTACTGTTCCACCGCACCCAGCCTAAAAGCTGTTTATACTCGCTGGGTCGAGTTTGTCAAGTCAGGCGGTAGCCGTAGCAGTCTCCTCTTCCTTGACCTTCTTTCCTGTCAGCTTGATAACCTTGCTGGCACTCTTACCGTCACCGGCTTCCACAGCAGTCACGTTGTACACACGGGCACGGCAATTCAGCCAACCCTGGTGCGTCATCTCACGAATCTGCTCTGCACGGGCATAAACACCGTAGCTATCCGGCAGTGCCTCGACAAGAGCGGCCTTGATCGTATCAACCACATCGGCATAGTCGAAAGACTCAGAAACACCCGAAACACTAACCTTGAACTCGCAAACGTTGATCTTATCCATTTTTATATTCCTCAAAAGTGTTAGAACCATTTCCAAAATTATACAACGCAAAGTGTACTTGTCAAGGGCAGTTGGTCGATTTTGTTTTTTGCTCGTCCCTGTTTCCTTGCTCGTACTGTTGTATTCTACCTCTTATATCGTCCATGTCAACACCTCTTCTTGAAAAAATCTTTGGCATGGGATTTGCTGTGAGTAGTTGACGTAAGAGGTTGTGGGATAAGGAGTTACGTCAAACGCGGCCCGCCGCCCCGGCCCTAACCCCTTGCGGGGAAAGGACTTAGGAAGAGCGATCAAGTAGATGGAGTATAATTAATATCCCATTCGCCAATATCACGAAGGTCGCTCACAATTTTAGAACAGATATCTTCACTATAACCAGTGAGATTCTTTGAAGTGCCTCCACGATAGACATTATCATAAGACAACGTCCCACGAACCACATCCATAAACTCTTTAGCGTCTCTAAGATGCATCTTTGTGTGAAGACGGATGATCTTAATGCAGTTAATGAAGTTTTCTGGATTTCGCAGTGAGTAAAAAGTGAATGTATAGTTATTACCCATACCCTTAACAGCAACAGCTTTCTCCAGAGCAGCAACAAGACGCTCCTTAAGCTTGTAATTCACATCGCAATTGCGATAAAGATCGAGAATCTCTGCAACGGTCATTTCAATACTAATCATTTCAAACCCTTTCTTCAAGAATATAAACCCGTTTGCCCTGTGTAACCAGTGTTTTGTATTCGCTATCGTCCCACACAAACTCCCCATTGTCTCCATCTCTACGCCAATTTGGATCGAGAATTGGGTTGTAAAATAATCTCTCAAGACCGTCAACTGGATTTTCAGAGATTTTCACTTCCAAGCACTCAACCCATCCTGCCACATCCCTGACACCTTCGGCATGAACCCTGCGAGCAATCTTAACCTTGTTGACCAACTTGCACTCAACTAGTTCTAGCTGAACCTTTGATGGGTCGTAGTAGATTTCTTTGACACGCCGACTACCATTCATCTGACAAATCTGCCAGCATTTGTAGTTTTTGCCAGATTGAAGATGAAAACGAACACGATACATAATCCTCTCCTTGTTCTATCATTCTACACCCCAATATCGTCTTGTCAAGAGCGAAATCTTGAGTGTCACTTCTGGCAATTTATGGCTGTTTTGGGGGGATAAGTGTCAGTTCTGACAACTTGCTGCAAGTCGTTGCTGCGTAAGGAGTTACGACACATCGGGCTGGCCCGGTTCACCCTAAGTCCTTACCGGGCAAGAGTTTAGGTTCAATCTTAGGCTTATTCTTATTAGGAGAGTTGATTACGGTTTCAATCGCTTCCAGAGTCAAGCCTGTAAGAAACTCCTCTAGAATGTTTTTGAGATCAGCCGCGAAAATAAATCCATCCTTAGTAGATTCTTCCATACCCGCCCAAGGAAACCCTGAATCATGATTGATACAAGGTTTGTACTGTTGAAGATTACCAATTTTTTCGATTAGTTGACCGATAGTCATTCTAACTCCCTTTCGATATTGTCAATAGCTGCTAGGATATAACTAATCATTCTTTCTTTCGCGGTCAGTCCATTCTCCACCTTGCTATTTGGATCAATAGTGAACTTATCAAGGATTTCTTTTGCCGCTTCGTCAAGCCACTTGTAAGTCATACTTACTCCCGGTACTTATTGATGATCATCAACAATCAACTCTGCATTAATAGGAGTCACCAGATTATTTTCCCTAAACTCATAAGCACGATTAATTGAGAGGGAAATGGCGTTATGTCCTGAATCAGTCGTTTCTATTCTGAGACAAGGCTCTTCATCCACATCACGGAAGGTTTGACCTACCGGGATATCTTTGAAATTAACCCAATCCCGCTTTTTTTTGGTAATCTTCATGTTCAATTCTCCTAGTTAATCACCAGAGTAGTGTCAAGAGGCTCAACAAGAGTTTTTTCATCATCAAAGACACATACGAATCCCGCTCCATCTGTCAAACGGATCGCTTTAAGAGTTCCTATTGCAACCGTATAGATATCAGTCTTCATGATAATGTCATTTGCATATCGAAAAACACCTCCACGTTCAATATCACGAAAAGGAACCATCTTGGGTTTCTCATTCTCTTGAATCTTCATCTTATTCCTCTATGGTTAGTGTGGCGTTAAGGGGCAGTACTTGAGTGAGTCGATAAATGATTAATGTGATATTGTTATCAATATCAAAAGCATCATCATCTTCATATGGACCCATTTTGATCATTAGCCTATTAGCGTATTCAAAAAGCTGTCCCGGTTCAAGAGACTCAAATGAAACTCTCTGCTCCTCTTCTCCTCTACGCTTAATCTTCATCTTCATCTTTGGCTCCTTTTTTACAAGTCTACCACGCTTTGCGTGAGAGTCAACCCGGATAAATGCCCTTTTCGCTATTAAAAAAGGCGTAGGTTCTCTTTTCATATCCTCTCATGTCGGGACGAAAAGCATCATAGTATTCGATCCATAGCCTATACAGATCGGGATTTTTGGTTTGGATAAGCATTGTTTTCTTTCTGCTATTCTACCACACTACGCGAGAATGTCAAGGCTTCCAGCCAATTCCAGAACAGAATCAATCATTTCTTTGAATGCGTTTGGATCACCATCTCTAGCACCAATACTACAATTATATCGATATCGATGTTCTATCTTCTCCATATCTTCTTTTGTCCATTGCACCCAAAGCACTAGGTTTGCCGCCTGTTTTTCGTTTATTGTCAATCTTTTCATATCTTTTCCTTTTCTAACGAGTTGTATGGTGGGGGTATGGAACAATAGAGCTATAGTACTATCCCACTGTCTTTTACATCCTCCCCCCTTGAGGACAACCTACGAACCCGCAGGGTGTATGAATCGTGGCGGGGACGCGACCTCCCCGTAGATTGGCTAAGTACTGACTCTGCGTAGCAAACAGTAAGACTATGACTACCAGGGTTCTATCCCCTGCCACAGTTCATCAGTATTAGGCTACTCCAATCTAACCGCATTCGTCCACGAGAATTGTATCACGCTTTGCGTGTTTGTCAAGGGGTGAAGGGATGGAATCGAACCATCACAAGAGCATTTGCTTGCCTACTCTGCTATCGCAGTTCGGAACTTCTCTCACGCTACCACTACGCTACCTTCACCATGTCTTACTCGTTCATTCTACCATAGGTATCGGCCATGTCAAGCCCATAGCATGAGAAATTATTTGCTTGAGGTAAGTTGTTGCTGCATAAGGAGTTACGTCAAAACCGGCGGGCCGACTTTAATTTTCAACCTTATACTGTATTTCCTTACGAATTTCGTTCTTAGCATCGCGTCTAGAAATGCGATTAGAATGATTCTTAGCCCAGCGGGTTGTGCAGCCCATGAAGCATAAATCTTTGATAGCTTTTATAGATTGATTGGTTTTAATTCCCATTATTCTATCCTTTGAGAATTGCCCGTGGGATTCGAACCCACAAAAAAGGGATTTGCAGTCCCTCGCCTTGCCATTCAGCCAGAGCAACAAAAAGCGGGCCTGACGGGATTTGAACCCGCAATCACCCGATGGACAGTCGGGGGCATTATCCAGTTATGCTACAAGCCCAAATTAAAAACTACGGGAATAGGAATCGAACCTATATCTGACAACTTAACAGGTTGGCGCATTACCGTTATGCTATCCCGCATCATGTATCTCTCTATGACAATTTGAACAAACCAAAATACATTTATCTACCTCTTGTTTCAATTTTGCTAGTGCCAAAGTATGACCATTAGCACCAATACCAAAGTCTTTTTGTGTAGGGTCCAAGTGATGAAACTCTAATGCTGCTACACACTTATTATAGCCGCATTGTTCACACTTACCACCTTTGTACTGTACTAATAGTAGTTTTACTTTTTTACGCCTATTATGTACAGCAGTAGATCTACATTTTGTACACCTGTAGTACCCACTTCCTTCTAATACAAATCTACAAATCCCATGTTTCTTACAAGTTTTTTCTGTGTATTTTGTCATTGGTATAATCTTTCTTGTTATACCAAAATTATACACCATTTCTAAGTAGTCCGTGAGGGATTCGAACCCCCGATCCTCTCGGTGTAAACGAGATACCTTAACCGCTAGGCCAACGGACCATAACTAAAGCAGGTGAAGTAGGAATCGAACCCACGCGAGCCGCTTTGGAGACGGCGGTACTACCATTATACTATTCACCTAAAATCATCAAGTGCGAGTAGGGGGAATCGAACTCCCATGTTCTGCTTGGAAGGCAGACATACTACCATTGTATTACACTCGCATAAGTGGACAGGAAGGGAATCGAACCCTCATTTTTCGGATGCAAGCCGAATGTACTCCCATTGTACTACAAGCCCGTGTCTTCCATTATACACCAGATCTCGTTTTTGTCAAGCTAGAATATCATCACAGATTTCATCAATAGTTTGTTGGATAGTAGAACACACTCCAATAATACTATGATTATCCTTATGATACCATTCAATACGCCGACCAACCCTCTCTACAACGTAGCCAATACTTTTGGCCCATTGTTCAAATTGAGCAAATGTTCTCATTTTATCCTCTTTTCCACCATTCTACCATCGTTTTATCGACCTGTCAACCCCATAGTCTTTAACTGACTAACGCACAGCGGCACAAACAGGAGGGTTTAGAAGTTACACACATTCATATCCGAGTACCTCTCAACCCAGGCGGAATCACCAAACTTCTCTTTTGCCGCCCTAGTCGCCCCAATTTCACTAGGACTCTCAACATACCCAACTCTCCTACATCCCACAATCACCCACCAAACGTAACTCATTGGTCAGCCTCCGTTTACGAATCATACCATCTTATCGTCCAGTGTCAACACGAACCTTTAGAAAAAAACTCGACTCAACCCCTTACTGCATAAAGACTTACGTCAAAAACGGCCCGCCCGCCGTGCCCTAAGTGCTTACGCACAAAGGGTTTACGGCGAGTAGCGTTGCTCGTTTTTAGAGCAGATATGCCGCAACCTTGGGCATACCAAACAGCTTTTGTCCAAGATAAGGCTTGCGTACATTTACACAACGTTCAGCATACACATTCCGAATCTGACCATCATAAGTACGAACAGTAACAAGAGTGCTACTACGCTCAAATGAAGGATCATTAGCACGATAATTACTATGAGTATTAAGTCTACTGATCTGTTGTGCAGTCAGCAGATTAACATTCTCAACCCTTGCCAGATAACGTTCACGCTTTCCACTAAGAGGCTGGCAATAAGTAAAGTTATAAACCTCACCCTTTTGGGCATTGGTCAGACTAACCTTATTCAGCCTATACTTGAGTCCACCATATGCACTGTTATAGGCCAGATAACCAACCACCGCACCAACAAGAGCGACAACAAAAAGAGCAACAGAAAAACTGACATTATTCATACTAAAAAATCCCTTTGTGAAAGAAAATCCAAACAACTATCGAAGTATACCACAACAAAACGTTTTGTCAATCGTCATCGCCACCGAAAAATCCATAATCCTCGTCCGTCCCCCATCCCGCATCACGCATGGCGGAATCGTGATCTCCGTCCATTACATCGCCCACGGAATCGTAGAAATCGGAATCGTGTTCCGTGTTGTCATGATCATTAAAACCCATGATATTTATTCCTTGTAGGTTAGAAACATAATTGAAACCATGATCCAGAAACCAAAGACCAGAAATGATTCAGGCATTGTACTCCTCCGGTGCCCATTCGTCAACATCAATTCCCACGATTTCTGCCCAATCGTAAAAGTCAATTTGGAGGGAAGGATCATCAATAGGCTCGACTACCGGCTCTACCATTCCTTCGGCGTGAAGCTGGTCAAGAATCAAGTTGATTTCATCAAAGTCCCGCATGATTTTCTCCTTGTGAATCCGTATTCTAACACACGAAAAGAGTTTGTCAAGCACCCGCTGCCGCATCGATGAAATGTCCAGCAATCGTTTTCCAATCAACATCGGCCAGAGCCGATTGAAGAATATCGACAAACATTGGATTGGTTTCAAGAGCATCAACGGCCATACTCTGAAAACAATCTTCCAATCGATCCGCGAGCCGAACCACAGCCTCATTCATAGGAGGATATTGTCTGCCAATGGTGTGGGCGACATTCCGCCAATGGGTATAGATATGCTCTTGGTTATTCAGCCAGAGCGAGACGAGCCACGTTGCTTTGTTCTTGAATCCGTTATGTTCCACTTTCATTTCTCCTTGTGATGCTCTAAGTATACCATATTTATCGGCACCGTCAAGCAGAATCTAGAGAAATCTTTCTGCAAAATCGCAAAATTCTTTGGCACGATTTTCGCGGCCCGCCCGATTTGACGTAAGTGCTTACGCCACACGGGTTTACGTTCATTCTTTTTCTCCCACCATTCTAAGGATAGCACGGGCAATCTGGACGGCTTCCTCCACTGTCATATTGTTGTGCTGATTGTTCTTGTAGTCCGATACTTCAATGTATGAGATAGTAAAAGATGGATCAGTACCATCATGATATGCTACCTCCCAAGAATAATCATCCCAGCCAGTTCCGCACGGCCCCTGATTCTCAATAACAGTTTTGTGGCTAACCTTGAGCATACTTTTCATTTGATTATTTCACAACTCCTGTCTTATCAGACATACTAATCATTTCATAAATATCGAGGATAATTGTTCCAGTAGGAAAGTAATCGTCAATATTTTCGGTTATGACGGCTCTCGCCTCGACAATACTATTTGGAGTTGCTTTATAAACAACATAGTAGCATTTCATTCTGTCACCTCAACTATCTTGACTTTAGTGGGAGTAACCACAATGTCTTTACCAAACCACCACATGCGGTTGGCCTCAAGACCAACAGAATTATTATCGGAGGTTGGATTAATCACCTTGAGAAATAGTTCGCCCCCATATATGAAATTAGCACCAAAGGGGAGATCCCGAAACTCCACAGATGTAACTTTTGGCTTTGCTCGTTCAAAAATCATTACTTTCTCCTTTTTTGTTAGTCTACAACTGGATGTACTATCAGAATATTGGACTCTAGCGGGATAACAACATCCTCTTCCTCAAAATGAGTGATTGTGGCAGAATGAAGATTGACACCACATAGATTTTGTTCGTCAAGTTTGAGATATGTCCTTTCACAAAATTGGAAAAGAGTGTTGGGCTTTATCTCTCTGAAAGCAACCCAATTGCCAATACACATACTGATTTTCATCGAAGTTTTCCTTTTGGATAATTGTATCATGCTACGCAGAAAAGTCAAGCCTGACCCGTAAGATAAGCAACCAAGACGGGGCCAATCTTATCTCCATAACATTCACCATATTGTGCAATATAGCAGTCCGTATGTGGACCCATCACATACTCTCCACCCTTATATCCTGTAAATGTTGCTCCCAATGCACTCTTCGCATGAGCAAGCATTGATGCGACAGTCACATTTCGTTCAGGTTCGAAAGCTACGTCAAAATAGTAACCACGATAACTATCGGGCGATCCAAACCCAAACGGAGCGACGTAATCTTGGTCAGCAGCGGCGAGAGCATTAATCAGTGCTTGTAGTCCCATTATTATTTTCCCTTTTTTAAATCAACCATGTCGCAGTAATGAATGAAGTCCATGCCGCAGACATAACCAGCATATTCTTCCAATTCACTGCATATCCATGAATAATATTAGCAATATTCACAGATGCGAACCAGATACCAAAAAACAGACCAGCAACCTGTAGAGCAAGAATCATGCTTTTCTCCTTTATCGACATTCTACCAAGAAATCTTTACTTGTCAAGCCCACTGACTACTGACTACGGGGCCAACTGGTGATGATTAGATTGGACAGTCCTACTCCAACCATCCCTCTCCTATCACTATCGACATTATACCACAACTTTCTCAAATGTCAATTCTGAATTTTCCGTAAGGTTGACGTAAGTTGTTGCCTCCAAAGGGTTTGCGTCAAACGCGGCCCGCCGCCCTCGCCGTAAGTCCTTACGCAGCAAGGGTTTGCGTCAAGTTCGTATCGTACTAAGTGTTTCGATTGGCTCCGAGCCAAGGATCGACTTCATACAGTTTTGTTACAACTGGTTCTTCGATCACCCAGTATTCTTTACCAACGAACTGAACACTCTTAAGCATCTTGATTGTTTCATCGGCTAGTTCGCGGGTTTGATAAGCACCCACAAAAGAGGTTTGATCAAGCATAGTTGTAAAAACAAGGTAAACAGTCATTGTTAATCCTGTAAAGTGTTATTAGAGTCAATCCAGAAATGCAGATACTTATTATTGGGATGAGCCTTCAATTGGTCAACACATTTTCGGGCAGAATCCAACGAAAGAAACACACCAACAGCATAGTCAGTAGTACTATTGGTCTGCATCACAATGTAAACCTTGATCATATTCAATTCATGTCCATAAAAGGGGAAATGTTACCATCGTACTTATTATTAACGCAACCATTCGCAGCGTAGAACGCAGCGTAGGCATCCAGACGCTCAGACGAACCGGGATTACCGACGCGAATGATACTAGCATCACCAGCGGGACGATCCTTCTTAACCTTGGGCGGATTCAGCAGAGCCTTCCGATTGAACTTGCGAACAGTGTGAACCGTCACAGGAATACCATCGACTTCCTTATCTTCACTTTCCGTAACCATGCCAAGGAAGCTAGAGCGAGCTTGACGCTTGGCGTAACGGATGAGCTTGCGAGTCGAGAGGGTTTGGATATCAGTCATTGTCTTTTTCCTTTGGAGTTTTCTTGTGAGATTGGATTCTAGCAAATCGTCGCGGCGGTGTCAAGCTTGCAATTTCGTTAGGTTCAATCCCAGTTGTCCAACTGCTTTTGCATAGCCTTAAGTTCGGCCAAATCCTTGCGGAAAATGTCCTTGACTTCACCGCTCAATCCCTTGCTAGAGAGCAACTCTGAGAGATGATCGATCCGACCCTTGACAGCCGCATGGAGGGCGAAGCTCTTGTTGTAGGTGTCGATGGTGAGGGTGACCGTTTTCATGTTCTTTCCTTTTTTCCTTGTGTCCTATCTTGTATATCGGCATTTTACCAGACAAAATCCACTTTGCAAGAAAAATCTTCTCGGATTTGTGTCAAGAGATTTTGACAAAACTTTGGGTCATTTTGATCTAGTTCGGCACGGGGTTTGCTAATGCACGTTCCATGCCAAAGAATATTTTTTTGTAGCACACGGTTTGCCTCATGACTTGTCGTAAGTCGTTGCCGCGTAAGGGTTTACGGCGAACGCGGCCCGCCGTTTTTGCCCTAAGTCCTTATCTGACAAGGGTTTAGGTCGAGTTTTCTTTTATTTACTCCCACAGAGAGATGTTGATAACCTTACTCTGAGAAAGAGTACGGTGAGTATCATCATTCAGTCGGATAATAACATAATGATCATCACTATCGCTGGAGTATCCAGGGCGGATCGGACCACCACCGGCCTTACCAAGACGTACAACAGTACCAACATAATTACTATGAGGCACCAACCTATGAGGAGCCGTGTAGGTAACACAGCACACATCATCCATATTTAAATCAGAGATAGTCATATTCAACCATTCAGAGCAAGAGGATCAAGAATCGGACGATTGTACCACACACAATCATCACCAAAAGTGTCGTGAATAACCTTCAACTGAGCGAGGAAGTTATCACTAGGAATCCTAACGGTTCCCATATAAACAGTAGTGTGGTTAATCCACTTGTAAACGTATACAGTTCTCATATTCAGTCTTTCAATCCATTCTTCTTGCAAAACAGCGCCAACGACTTGGCTTGTATATCACCGATCTCTTTGGCAAACGCAGCTTGCCTATCAAGCTGTTCTTGAGCAGAAACATATCCATCACGATCATCTTTATAACGATCATATCCATCATCCGAAATTTTGTAAAACTTTCTCATTTTCTTCTTTCTTTCTTTTCTTCTATATCGACATTTTACCCGATGGTCTTGAGGATTGCAAGCGAAATCTTTCCTTACATTTCCGTAAGGTTTGAGAAGATTTGCCCAACATCGACACCACGATGAGCGAGAATCTTTTCGATTTGCAGGATGTCCACCGTCAGTTTTGCGTAGGCCATAGACATGACCGACTCCTTTTCCCGTTCATTAAACAGGCTGGTCAGAAGTCGGATGATGTGGTCAGTTTCGATGTTCATTTGGTTTTCTCTCTTGTTGTCTCTAACTCTCATATCGACATTATACCATATCCACTTGAGAACGCAAGAGAAAAATCCCAAAAATATTGTCAAGAGATTTTGACAAAACTTTTCCTTATTTTGGGCCTGTTTGGCACAAGACTTGCTGTGCGGCATCTGGGTAGTTTGGCTAAAACACTTGTCGCAAGTCCTTTGGTGATAAGGGTTTACGTTAAAAACGGCCCGCCCCGCTCGTCGTAAGTCCTTATGCAACAACCACTTACGATCACTTTTGTAGATAGGTCAATTCTTCTGCACCACTGTTCACCTGTTCAGTGTACAACAGTATACGCTTGGCCTTTTCGGCCTTTTCGTATTCGTAGTCGGTCATGTTGTTACTATCACGAATGTCACACTTATGTTCCAGATCGGCAAGTGTAACACTATCGGTACGCTCGTCCCTAAACTCTTCGGGAAGCCAAGAATTAGGAACCTCGATAGCCTCACGCAGTTGTCGGCCAAAAAGTTCAAGCAGTTCGTAACCGTTCATTACTCAGCCTTTACAAGAATAGTTTTATATCCACCACCAACCAACGCAAGCGTTACAACCCAGCTCCTACCACTACCATCATCGATGACGATACTATTAATAGTACCATAGTAGGTCTTATTATCACCACCCAAAAGAACGACTTCCGTTCGCTCTTGCATCATCCGACACAGCCAAATGAAACTGTACATCTTTTCTTCTTTCTGTGTAAAAACTGTAGTTTACTAAACGTCCTAATCTAACCTATGTAAGTCTCTTAACTTCGGTAGAGAGCTTTTTCACTTCAGTAGGAAGGTTCGCAATCTGACTCAGATACTCTTCTACTTGCTCATCCGTCAGCCATCCAAGAACATCACCAGTAATCGGAGTATCATAACAGATATGTCCATCCTTATCAAGAACTGCCAACTCTTTCAATCCCTGTTTACCACCATAACTACCGCAAGAACATACAACGCTAGCACCATAACCATTCTTGAAACGATAGATATCTTGAACACCATCCTCACGAATGTAATGCTCAATCATACTGTTATCTTTACGAAGCGTGATACTGTTCAACTTGCTCATTTTTGTTTTTTCTTTCTTGTGTTTCTATTTTATCGTCTTTTGTGCGATTTGTCAACAGGAAAAGTTTCCTTACAATATCGTAAGGATTGGAATCACTTAGCTGGAGAGAGATAATCGTCGGCACATTCAATGATATCACCATTGGTGATCTGTACGGCCCACACATTACCTTCGTCATATCTCCATCCGATAATCCGACCCACAACGTCGCAATCCACAATCACCCGGTCACCAATCTCAAACATTCTTTTCTCTCTTTCTTTGTCTCTTACTCTTATATCGACATTATACCACGCCAACTTGAGAATGCAAGAGATTTTTTTGGATTTTTTTGTCAAGAGATTTTGACACAACTTTTTCCAATTTTCATCACGAATGGCACACTCTTTGCTAAATGCATTTTCCGTGCCAAAACGAACGGCACGCGGTTTGCGTTAGCATTTGACCTAAGTCGTTGCCAGATAAGGAGTTACGAAAAACGCGGCCCGCCCGCCTAGTCGTAAGTCCTTATGTGGTAAGGCTTTACGTCGAGTACTTTTGTTCACCTACTGCACAGAAGTTTAGTCTCTCGCCTGTACCTGTACAACAGTTCCCTAGCCATAGAGGAAATCATCTGGCGAAGGAATGAACAGACGAACACCTGTTCAGGCTTACACTTAGCCAAAGACTCTTGGAATTGCACCATCCGCAAACCAAGCTCGTGAGTATCGTAGCTTTCAAACATAGTTTTCCCTTTCACAGAATCGTACCATCGCCGCGAAGCTTGTAGTAGTATCCACCGATACTGTACACATGAATACCATAGCCCAAATCCTGCACAAAGGTAGGAGTATAGCCGTGGGTAGCGGTGAGGCGACTAAGCGTGTTTTGCATTTGTTGTGTCATGTTTGTATTCTATCGTCTAGGGGAAGGGTTGTCAACAGAAAACTTTCCTTACATTTTCGTAAGGTTCGCCTTCATTCATTCTGTTCCATGCATCGAACAGCTTGCGAAAAAGTAGGAAAACCTGCGATAATCTGCACTCCCCCACCATTCATTTTCTCATAAACGTTGTAGACATTAAAAGAAGAATCATACTGGAGAACAAATCGAGCTTCGAAGTGCTTGGGGATTGTGGGGTGCATGGTCTTTTCCTTTGGGCTTGTGTCTCTTGTGAATCTATCGACATTATACAGGGTAGGAATTGAGTGTCAACAAGAAAGTTTCCTTACATTTCCGTAAGGTTTCTTCCTCCCCTTGTGGGGAATATCAATCCCCCTTCGTGTCTCCGTCAACACCGTCAACACTCACAATCCAATCAGCATCGTAGTTGAGCAGGATATTGGTGTTCCATGCGGGAATAATTCCCACTTTGTTAGCATCAACGTCAACGAAGAAAAACATTCCCCGTATGGTATAAGTACCACAGATAGGGGAGGCGATGCTGATTTCGTAATAGGTGTTTTCCTTGACGTTAGCGTTTTCGATGGCTCGCATGATCGTATCCTCTTGGGTTTCGTTTCTCTCTTATCTATCGACATTATACAGAGACAAACTTGAGTTTCAAGAAAAAAATCCAAGAAATTTGAAATTATTTTCCATGCCAAACAGAAAAGAAAATTGGCGAGGTAATTGGCACACCGTTTGCTAAATGCAAATACCGTGCCAAAAAAATCGGCCCGCCCGCCTCGCCGTAAGTCTTTACGAGGCAAAGGTTTAGGTCAAGTTGCCCTTTTAGGCAAACTCCTCTTCGCCGTAATAATCGGCGGCAAAATCATCGTCCGTTTCGGTCCAATCCTCATCACCCCCCATAATGGGGTCATAAGTTTCGCAATCCTCATAAGGCATGGCTTCATTCTCCATTCTGGCTTGATAGACATCAAAATCGGCAAACATCTCGCCCGTGAAGTTGTCCATTTTCAGAATCCTTTTGGGGTTATCGATCTGCTAGGATTTTATCGTCCGAATCCGAATCTGTCAACAGCTTTTTTGAATTATCGACCGTTGTCCCGACGATCCATCCGATCCATATAATCGGCATAGCGGTTAGCCTCATTCTCCGTGGCGAAAGAGGCCAACTCAACCTTGCCAGCCACCACAACCCACTTGCAATCGACATTCTTGACAGCGTACATTTTCTTTTTCCTTTGTTCTTCGTTCTCTTGTTCTAGTATTTTATCGACTTTTTTCACCGCTGTCAATAGCCTTTTTTCTTTTTTATTCGTGAGCCAGTTGTTCTTCCGAAACCGATCCCTCTTCACCATCATCCCACAGGATCACAAATCCACCTTGACCCAAATCTCGAACGACCACACCACGCGGCTCTTGACCGTCATCATACAGCCAATCGGATTCCACCAAAACCACCCGCTCGCCAACTTTGATGTCTCGCATTTTCTTTTCCTTTTTCCTTCGTTTCTCTTGTGAGTGCATTATACATACTCTATCGACCTCTTGCAAGAGAAAAATCCAAGAAAATCCAAAATATTTTCGATGTGCAAATACCGTGCCAAGCAGGGCTCTAGTAGCGTAATTTAGATAGTACAGTCGTAAGTCTATACGCCACAAGGGTTTACGTCAAATGCGGCCCGCCCGCCTTGTCGCAAGTCCTTATGCAGTAAGGCTTTACGTCAAGGTCTTAGGTGCTTATGAGTGTACATATGATCACTTACTGTACAGTAGCTCAGTCTCTTGACGATACCTATACAGTAGTTCACGGGCGATAGCACGAATCATCTCTCTGATATATGTACGAGCGTTAGGTTGTTCAGGCGTACACTTCTCCAGAGCAGCCTGGAACTGCACAAGCCTCTTACCCAACTCTATCGTATCGTAACCATCAAACCTATTCACCTGTTCACTCCGTAACCATAGAGAAGGGAAGGCGAGTACTAGCAGCAACAATGTTGCCAAAGGAGATACCCCAAAGGCTAACCGCTGTAGCCCTAGCATCAACCCAGTTGTCGGCAAACAACGTACCCCAATATCGGTACTCGTTGCCAACAGCCTCATACATATAGAAAGTCTTCATTGTCTTTTTCCTTTGTGTCCTAGTATCTTATCGTCTTTGTGTGGGGATGTCAACAGCTTTCTTTCCTTACAATTCCGTAAGGTTCAGCCATTGTCCATTCGGTCAAGTCGCTCTTGATTCTTCACCCAAGCGTTGGCACGATATTCGGCATTTTCCTTGAAATGGACGATATCAGCCCAACCCTTATTCGTGAGAAGATAGACCGTAGAGCCTTCCGAATGCAATTCAACCCGATAGAGTGTAGTCATTTCTTTTTCCTTTGTGTTCTCTTGTGCTTGTATTTTATCGTCTAGGAAAGGGATTGTCAATGAGAAAGTTTCCTTACAAAATCGTAAGGTTTCTCACTTCCTCTTGAACATGGTAGAGGCAACGTTGGCCTTGCTTTCCAGAGCGATACGAAGGAAGTTTTGATAGGCTTCGATTTCCATCTTGGCACAACGACTCCCATCATTGTTAGTTTCTGCATTAGCAAGTTGTTCACGCAGGTGAGCGATCTGTTCGTTGTGTCGCTGAACGTCAGCGTTAGGGGCAATCGCCTTGCCAAAGTAGTTCTTCATGATCTTCTCTCCGCTATCCTTCGTTTTCTCTTGTGCTTCTATTATACCATTTTTATCGACAGCGTCAAGAGAAAAATCTAGAAAATCTCAAAATAATTTTCCATACCAAACCACAATCTTTTTTTCCTCATCCACACACGGCACACCACTTGCGTCAACACTCGACCTAAACCCTTACTGCGTAAAGACTTATGACGAATCGGGCGGGGTGGAAGGGGGGGGTTTTTTCAATTGTCAAGGGAATGTCAAGAATGTCAAGGAAAACGCCGGGTGGTTCAAAATAAGTAGGCACTCCCTAAACAAATTAGCCGATTTTCCCCTCGTTATCTAATGGCTTAACTCCCGACTTTGTTGGCCGTCCCGCCTTTTTAACAATTTGCTGCTTTCGTCTCTGGTTGCGAACCATTTCAGCACTAATATTCTGGCCCGTCATCTGGCTCAACTTACTAGCCAACAAGGCATCGTGCATAAGAACACAGTTGTTTCTAATAAAATCCTGCTCGCTTAGTGTCCATTTTTTATAACTTTTCATAAGATTCCTTTGTAAAAACATTGACAAAAGTGTATACCCCTTTATAATAGTATGTTGACCACATTTTGCAAGGAGCTGATATGAATAATGATACACCCGAATTAGTTGATAGCGTACTAGAGGTGCGTTGCGTAGGAAGCGTTAATGTTACACAAGACTTAGAACTACAGGACGGAAAAAGCATTTCCGAATTATTAGATGAGCAAACAGAAGAAGGCGACGATGCCGAACGGGGTGACAGAAGCTGATTTTCTAGAAGCTATAGATAAGGTAATGCCCCGATTAGCTAAAAAATTCAGATTCGGCTATCACGAAGAAGCTGATATGAAGCAATTGGGTGTTACCTTCGGAATAGAAGCGCTAGAAAAATATGATAATAAGCGCCCCCTTGCTAATTTCTTATGGACCCACATTAGAAATCGCCTCTTTAATTATAAAAGAAATAACTACCAGCGCCCCGACAAGCCTTGTTTAAGCTGTCCTCTCTATGACGCCCACTGTTTAAAATCTAGTAACCAGTGTGAAAAATTTCCCGACAAAAATGAATGTGAACCATTTGCTGGATGGAGTCGCCGGAATGAAAGTAAAAAAAATATCATGGTGCCCCAGAGCATAGAACATATCTCCGACTCCTGCACAACCCCCGATGACCCATCTAATTTAATAGGATCAAAAGAAATTATAGACTTTTTAGATTCTAATATTACTAAGCCAGAATTTAGAGAAATCTACTTAAAACTAAAGAACGGGGCCAGAGTTAGTACAGTACTAATTAAAAAATTACGCAAGCATATAAAAGAACTTATGGGGGAAAATGATGAGCGCTAATAAGAAAAGGGGCCAGTTGAGTCTGGATGAAGAGGGTTTTATTCGTGACAATGTTAACGAATTAAGTATGGAACAAATAGCGGAGGCTTTAAATAGAACAGAAGCCCCCATCAGAAGATTTATTACTGAAAACGCCCTACTGGTTAACGAAGAAACTCGCAAAGAGCAAGAAATGATTCGTTTGATGCTTCATAGTAAAACCTTCTGGCCCGAAATCTTAAAACAGTTTGACGAAGAGAACGGCGAACTAACTCTATTTGAAAATACATGGATTGGTCTTATTAAGCAGTTTAAAGACGATGTGTTACCCGCCGAAGAACTCCAGATCAAACAATACATCACCCTTGAAATCCTGCTCAACAGATGTATGGAAGACCGCAAGCGTCATGTTAAAGAAATAGATAGATTGCAAAAGGGTGTTGATAAAGAATATGAAAAAACAGAAGATCAGAGAGACTTGCCCCGATTAACTAGTATGGAAACCCAGTTGAGCTTTGCCCGAAATGCCCTATCTAACTATACTAATGAATGGACTAAATTATCTAAAGAAGCCCAAAACATTAGTAAGGATCTAAAAGCCACAAGAGAACAAAGAATCAAAAGAATCGAAGATGGTAAGAGTAGTTGGACGGGGCTTGTGAAAATGTTAGAGGACGAGGCGATCAGAGAGAAAGAGGGGCGAGAGATGGAGTTATACAAGTTGGCTACTAACAAAGTAAAAGAAACCAAACTACACGCTTATCATCAATACATAGATGGAACAGTGGACAGACCATTTTTAACAGCAGACAGTGTAAAAGAAGACCATCAGGAGACTAAAACCAATGACTAAACAAAAAACAGCACTAGTAAGTGGAATAACAGGACAAGACGGAAGCTATTTGGCCGAATTACTTTTGGAAAAGGGTTATAAAGTAGTGGGTCTATATCGCCGGTCAAGTACGAACACACAAAGCAGAATCCTTTCTCTGCAAAACAATCCCAATTTTTCCCTTGAGGAATTCGATCTTACAGATTCATCAGGTTGTTTTAGCTTAGTCAATAAATATAAGCCAGATGAATTCTATAACTTAGCTGCTCAGAGTCATGTTGGTACTAGTTTTGAACAACCAGTATCTACATTTGAGATGGATGCCTTGGGTGTTTTACATATCTTAGAATCTATTCGTCAATGTTCGCCCAAGACAAGATTCTACCAAGCTAGTACTAGTGAAATGTTTGGTTTTAATTATGATAAAGATTTAAATGGAAATCCATACCAAGACGAAAAGACAACAATGCTTCCTCAAAGTCCTTATGGGGTGGCTAAGTTAGCTGCTCATAACTTGGTAAGAATCTATCGCTCGGCATATGGTATTTTTGCTTGCTCAGGAATTTTATTTAATCATGAGAGTCCTCGTAGGGGCGAGAAGTTTGTTACTCGCAAGATTACTAAGTGGCTGGGCGAGTTTAATAAATGGGGCGATCAAGAGTTTGCAACAATTGGAAGATTTTTTGATCCTGATGAGTCTGATACTATTTACTATGGAAAACCAACAAGTCGTGGCCCAATAGCATTTCCAAAACTACGTCTAGGTAACATTAAAGCCTACCGTGATTGGGGTCATGCAAAGGATTATGTAAGGGCAATGTGGATGATGTTGCAAGCAAAAGAGGCTGATGACTTTGTAGTAGCAACGGGCGAAACTCACAGCGTAGAAGACTTTTTAAAGATTGCTTTTAGTAAGTTTGATCTTGATTATAAAGATTTTATAGTTATCGATCCCCAGTTCTATAGACCAGCAGAGGTGGATTATCTAAGAGGTTATCCTACTAAAGCTACTATGCAGCTAGGGTGGAAACCAGAAATTAGCTTTGAACAATTAGTAGAAGAGATGGTATCTTATGACCAAACGTTGGTTTAAAGATCCACTATATGTAAAGTGGCGTAAGGAAGTATACAAAAGAGATAATCACTGTTGTCAGTGGCCTGGGTGTAATATTAAAAAGCGGTTAAACGCTCATCATATTGTTAGATGGGCTGATAGTCCAGCATTGCGGTTTGTTGTCGAAAATGGAATCACTCTTTGTTATGCTCATCATAAAATGATTAGCGGACTAGAAACCATATATGCTGCCGTGTTTTTTAAAATATTAGCAGGGAAGAAAAAATGAACGTAGATTATAACAATTTTAAAGTTATCATAGATACTAGAGAGCAACAACCCTGGGAATTTGATAGGGTGGCTTATGCTAATAGAAAACTAGATACGGGTGATTATAGTGTTGAGGGCTACGAGCATTTATTGTGTGTAGAGAGAAAAAAGAGTGTTAGTGAAATAGCTAATAATATAACGGAAAAAAGATTCAAAGACGTTATTGATAGGATGAAAACATATAAGTACTCTTATTTGATACTAGAATTTAGTCTAGAAGATATTTATAGATATCCAATAGGGTCTAATGTACCTAAAAGAATGTGGGATAAGCTAAAGATTACATCGGGATTTATTTTAAAGAATCTCTTAGAACTTCAACTCAAACATAATATTCATGTGCTTTTTTGCGGAGATCCCTCAAATGCTTCCAAAATTGCTATTACTCTAATGAAAAAGGTATATGAACTTGAGTACAATAATAAAGCCCAATAAAAAAATAATAACTCCATATGACGATGCTTGGTTAGGTCTGGGCGACACATCTCTTATAGACTCTCTTCGTAGTGCGCTGGTAGATCGATCAGAATATGATATTGAATATCCAGATCGCCATTTACTAAGACTATTGAGTAATCCATTATATTTTGGAACAACCTGTAAATTACTATTCAATATAGAACTGCACCCAATGCAGGTGGCAATTTTGCAAGAGTTCTGGATTAGGGCTTTTCCAATGTATATTGCTAGTCGTGGATTCGGTAAGAGCTTTCTTATGGCTCTATACTGTATCCTCAGATGCATACTAAAGCCAGGAACTAAAATAGTTGTAGTAGGAGCGGGTTTTAGACAAAGCAAATTGGTTCTAGAGTATATGGAAACTATTTGGAATGGCTCTCCGATACTTCGATCCATATTTAACGGATCAAATGATGGTATGCGTAAAGATACTGATAGATGGACAATGAGACTAGGAGATAGCGTGGCTATTGCTATTCCTATGGGTGATGGGACTAAAATCAGAGGTCTAAGAGCGCATATTATTATCGCTGACGAGTTCGCATCAATTTCACCAGAAATATATGAAACAGTTGTTGCGGGTTTCGCGTCAGTTAGTGCATCTCCTATGCAAAATGTAAAAGACGAAGCAAAAAAACTAGCCATGATTGAGGCTGGTATTTGGAACGATGAATTAGAAGCACTACAATATAAAATGGGTAATCAAGCCATTATTTCAGGAACCGCAGATTATTCATTTAAACACTTTGCTTCATATTGGAGAAGATATAAGTCTATTATCGAAAGTAAGGGTGATCCTAATAAACTAGACGAATTATTCAAAGGCGAAGTTCCAGAGAATTTTAACTGGAAAGACTATTGTATTATTCGTATTCCTTATGAGTTAATACCAAAGGGTTTTATGGATGATAAGCAAGTAAGTCGCGCCCGCGCTACTATTCATGCCGGTATTTATAATATGGAATATGCTGCGTGTTTTGTTAATGATAGTGAAGGATTTTTTAGAAGAACACTCATAGAAGGTTGTGTTGTTTCTGATACAAAACCTATAACTATTAATAATAAAGTTGTAATATTTGACCCAATGATTAAAGGCAGACCATCTCTCCGTTATGTTTACGGTATCGATCCTGCTAGTGAAAAAGATAATTTTAGCTTAGTTATTTTAGAAATCCATCCAGATCACTCTAGAGTGGTTTATTGTTGGACAACAAATAGAAGCAATTTTAAAGAGCGTCAAAAAGCAGGAACTACTATCGATCATGACTTCTATGCCTTTTGTGCAAGGAAGATCAGAAACCTAATGAAAATATTCCCTTGCGAACGGATTGGATTAGATGCTCAGGGTGGAGGAGTAGCTATTGAAGAAGCACTACACGATCCTAGCAAATTAGAACAAGGTGAACATCTAATATGGCCTATTATAGATTTTGAAAAAGCTAAAGATACCGATGATCAACAAGGCTTACATATATTAGAAATGGTACAGTTTGCCAAGTCTGATTGGACTAGTCAAGCTAATCACGGATTAAGAAAAGATATGGAAGATAAAGTATTATTATTTCCAAGATTCGATCCTGTATCTCTAGGTTTAGCATTACAGGGAGAAGACTTGAGTATTCTAGAAACTGATCTTAGTCCATTATATGATAGTTTAAGTGAGTGTATTCTAGAAATAGAAGAACTAAAAGATGAACTAACTACCATAGTAATGACACAAACTAGTACAGGTCCAAACGCTAGAGACAGATGGGATACTCCAGAAGTTAAAATGCCCGGTGGTAAAAAAGGAAGACTTAGAAAAGACCGTTATAGTTCTTTACTAATTGCTAATATGATAGCTAGACAAATGAATAGAATACTATCTCCTATTGAATATGATGTTGTGGGTAATAACAGAGCGGACGTTGTGAAGCATGATGGTCAGATGTATAGGGGGCCAGATTGGTTTACTGGAGGTGGAGGAAATGATGATATTTACACAGGAATATATCGAAATTAGTGTAATACATTTTATTAATCAGAATACATTCCTATCACGGTTCAATTAACTATGCCTAAACAAAAATACCCTAAAAGTGAAGCCGTTGCAGCGGCACAATATGATGGAGCAGATGCTTATGTTACTTGGGGAGATGACTTATTAAGTAAAAGCAAAGCATTACATGACTCTGCTAGTGCTTTAGAGGAGTTTGGAATATACAAGTCTGTTGCCGATAGACGATACGGTGTTGACTTTTCCAATCTAGACTCAAATACGGGAGGTCGCCCAGGACTAACCCGTGCAGATTACGAATTTTTCCGTCCAGATGAAACTGTTCCCCGTGAAATAAAAGCAATCTGTCGTAGAGCAGATGATATCTATCAAAAAATGGGATTGATTAGAAACGTTATTGATCTTATGGCTGATTTTGCAGTACAAGGTATTACTCCTGTTCATAGAAATAAGCGTATCGAAAGATTTTATAAGCAATGGTTTAAAAAAGTGAAGGGTAAGGATCGTAGCGAAAGATTTTTGAACAACATCTATCGCACAGGCAGCGTTGTATTAAATCGTCAAACGGCAAAATTAAATGTTAAAGTCATTGATGGTTTATACAAAAGTATGGGATCTCCAGACTTATATATCGATAGTATAGATCAAATAAAGGTAGAAAAAAGAGAAATCCCTTGGAAGTATACTTTTATCGATCCTATTTGTGTGCAAATGTCTGCTGGTGGATTAGCCTCTTTTGTACAGAGTAAGCAGTATGAGATCACTATTCCGGCCCAAATGAGAAAACTAATTAATAGCCCAAGAACAGATGCTGAAAAGGCTATTGTTGCTCAGTTACCAGCACAGATAGTAGAAGCAGCAAAAGCTAAAAAGCCTTATCCATTAGATCCTCAAAAAACTATTGTTTTTCATTACAAGAAAGATGATTGGCAAAGCTGGGCTTATCCTATGATATATGCAATTATGGATGATATTTTCATAATAGAAAAATTAAAACTAGCAGACCTTGCCGCTCTTGATGGAGCTATTAGTAATATTCGTATTTTTAAACTAGGTAGTCTAGAACATAAAATTGCACCAACAAAAGCTGCTGTTGCTAAATTAGCACAGATTCTAGGCAATAATGTTGGTGGTGGTACTATGGATTTGATCTGGGGACCAGACTTAGAACTTATAGAAAGTAAAACTAGTGTACATCAATTTTTAGGTGAGTCAAAATATATTCCTCACTTAAATAGCGTATATGCTGGTCTTGGTATTCCTCCAACTTTAACGGGCACATTTGGTGCGGCAGGAACAACCAATAATTTCATAAGTCTAAAAACTATGACACAAAGACTACAGTATGGTAGAGATTTAGTTATAGAATTTTGGGAAAAGGAATTTGAATTAGTACAAAAAGCTATGGGTTTTCAACACCCGGCTAAAATAGAATTTGATAGAATGGATCTAAGTAATGAAGATACAGAAAAGGCTCTATTAATTCAATTAGCTGATAGAAATGTAATTAGCGATGAATTACTACAAAAGAAATTTGGTTTTGATCCAGATATGGAAAAAGCTAGATTAATGAGAGAGACACGCGAACGTAAGAGCAATAGAATGGTTAGAAAAACTGGACCTTGGTTTGATCCACAAATTGAAAATTCTTTAAAGAAAATAGCATTACAGGGAGGTACTGCTACTCCTAGCCAAGTTGGATTAGAATTAGATAAAAAGAAAGCTGGAGAAAAAACGGTTCTTGAAATGCGTCAGGCTGTTTCCCCAACAAAGTTGGCAAAAGATTCGTCAGAATCTTTGCCAGGAGTGTCCGGTCAAGGTCGCCCAAAAACCAGCAAAGATAGCTCAAAACGCAAAACTAAAACTTTCAGTCCAAGAACTGGAGCCTCATTAAATCTTTGGGCAGTAAACGCCCAAGATAAAATAAGCGAAATTGTAAATCCTATGATTTTAGATCTGTATAACAAGAAGAATTTAAGAAGTTTGGCTAGTTCTGAGACTGATGAGTTAGAAGACTTAAAAACAAAAATATTGTTTGCTACACAGCCCTTTACAAATATTAATGAAGGTTCTGTTCAGGAGTCACTCCAAAAAGTTCAAAATATTAGAATGGCTACTTTTGATGATCTTAAAAAATACTGTCAAGATATTGCAGTAGATCTAGATAAGCAATTAACTGTGGAAGATATGAAACAGGCTAAAGCTTCTTTTTATAGTATGGTGTATTCAGAATAGCAATACCTATAACAAAAGAGTAACATATGACAATTCCAACATATTTATCAGAAATACAAGATGGACTAGAGCATAAGATCCAATCTTCTGCATCAATACTTATTGCTAGTCAATTAGAGCCATCTACAGATAATATTCTAAATGAAAAAATCAAAACAGATTTTAAGAGTTTAGCTTCTTATAATGATAAAGATCTATATTATGCAGATAGTATTATGGTAACTTCTTCTTGGAATTTAAATGATGATATATTTGATCCCGTAGAACTATGGATGGCTAAGGACACACCAGAAGATAAGCCTACTAATCTAGATCATGACGAAAGTATTATTGTTGGACATATTATTTCAAATACTCCAGTAACAGAAGACTTCAAAATAATTCCAAAAGACATTAACATATCAGACTTGCCGCCCAAATATCACATCCTAACAGGATCAGTAATCTATAAGGCTTTTACCAATCCAGAACTAATTTCTCGTGCAAAAGACTTAATAAGTTCTATTGAGAATAAAAGTAAATATGTTAGTATGGAATGTTTATTCAAAAATTTCGATTACGGTATTATGGATGCTCAGGGGAATTATAAGGTATTATCTAGAAATAATAGTACTGCCCACCTAACTAAATATCTAAGAGCATATGGTGGAAATGGTAATCATCAAAACTATAAAATAGGTAGAGTATTAAGAAATATTACTTTTACCGGCAAAGGATTTGTTGATAAACCAGCTAATCCAGAAAGTATAATTTTTAGTATTAGTCCAAATATTAAAACAGAAACAGAAAAAAATAGTGAATTTGTTTTTTCAGGTGTATCTATTTCTCAGTCAAACCTTAACGTGGAGAACCAAACTATGAGTTTAGAAATTGACGTTGCCGAAATGAAAGCCAAGATAGACACTTTGGCAACTGCCGCAACTACTCAAGCAACAGTTGACGAGCTACAAAATAAAATTCTTTCTTATGAAAAGACTATTGAAACTCTAAATAGCGAAAAATCTACTTTAGCTGGTAGTGCTGAAGAATACCAGAAGAAGTCAGAAGAAGAATTTAAGAAAGTTAAGTCTGAACTAGAATCTGCTCTTGAAACTATTGCCGCATATAAAGGCAAAGAAGAAGAGATGATGAAGAAAGAAAAGAAGATGAAGAGAATGGCTTCTCTAACAGAACTAGGTGCATCTACTGACGAAGCAGAAGCTGCTTCTGAAAAGTTTGATTCTTTAGATGACGAAGCTTTTAGCGCCATGACAACTCTACTAGCTGCCCAAAAGCCAGATTGGCTAAATAAAAAGAAAGATAAAAAAGACGAAGCTGGCGATGTGAAAGCAAAGTGTTCAGTAGAAAATACTAAGGCTTCTGTTCTAGATAATGCGGAAACAACGGAAGATTTTGTTCCATCTGTTGGATCAGACTCTGAGAATTCTGCAATGGCTAGTGTTCGCTCAGAACTATCGGCTTTTATGTCTTCTAGATTTGGCAAGAACAGTAAAACTAATTCTAATAACAAGGGAGAATGACAAATGGCTCTAAAACCAGATCGTATCGAAGTATTGACTGACATCAGCTTTTTCTGCAACACTGTTTGTGAACGTGGCGGAATTGCTACTGTAGATACTTCAAAAACAAATAGCGGTGTTTCAATGGACGATTCTAATGCTATTGTGGCCTATGCTGCTGGTAACAGCGGAGCAAGACCAATGGGTATTCTACTAAATGACGTTGTTAATTATGACCTAACTCGTCAGCACATTAACTGGTTCAAGGATGAAATGCAACTTGGTGGTAAGGTAACATTGTTACGCAACGGTCAAGTTAGCACAAATATGCTTGTGCCCGGTATTAATCCAACCGCTGGAAGTGATGCTTATGTTGGAAATAGCGGTTTGATCGGTACTGTTTCGACTAATGCTACTAAGATTGGTCAATTCTTAAGTGCCAAAGATGCCGATGGTTATGCTAAACTATCAATTGTTATCACTTGATTCTAATAATTAAAACTAAAGGGAGATAATTAAAATGCCTGAAGTATTTCAACCAACAAAAGAACTAACTGATTTGCTAGTACGTTCTGGTTCACAAAGAAAAGAAGAATCTCTTGCAGCTAATGCAGAATTCGCCAAAGCTCTAGAACTACCTCTACGTCAGGGTGTTCTAAATGGAAATATTCTTGACGGTATTTTTGAGCCAATTCCTTTAGCTCAAAGTGCTACTCCAGAGTTTCCTCTTGACTTACTAAGCCCTGGTACTGAAAAAGACTTTGTTGCTTTTACTATTCCTAACCACGGATATATTCCAGAAAAGCACGTTGAGTCTGACTACGTTATGGTTCCTACTTATGACGTTGGTTCAAGTATCGATTATCTTCTAAAGTATGCCCGTGACGCCCGTTGGGACGTTGTCGGACGCGCTATGGAAGTTCTAGAAGGTTCATTTGTAAAGAAAATGAATGATGATGGATGGCACACACTATTAGCCGCTGGTCTAGATCGTAATATTCTAGTATATGATAGTGATGCTCCAACTGGTTTATTAAGCAAGAGAGTTGTATCTCTTCTTAAGACAACTATGCGCCGTAACGGTGGTGGTAACTCTGCTAGTACAAATCGTGGACTATTAACAGACCTTTACGTTTCTCCAGAAGCTATGGAAGATATGCGTAACTGGAACGTTGATCAAATCGATGAATTTACTCGTAGAGAAATCTATACTGCTGCTGACGGTACTGTTAATCGTATCTTCGGTGTTAACCTACACGACCTAGACGAGTTGGGCGAAGGTCAAGAATATCAACTATACTATCTAAACGCCTTGAGCGGATCTGTTGGTACTAAGAGTGAGCTAATCGTTGGATTGGATCTTCGTAAGCGTGATAGTTTCATAATGCCAATTCGTGAACAGGTTCAGATTTTTGAAGACGATACTCTACATCGTCAAAAGAGAGCCGGTTTTTACGGATGGGCAGAACAAGGCTTTGCTGTTCTAGATAACCGTAGAGTTATCTTGGGTGCTATCTGATATCTCTAACTAAAAGTTAAAACTTTTCTGAACCGCATCCCTAAAAAGGTGCGGTTCTTTTTTTTATATCAAGGTGTATTATTATCTAGTACTTTTATCTAAAACTATGAAAGATCAATTATGGCAGCAGCAAAATATGATTTTAATATAGAACAAGGATCTTCTTATAGCTTAGTATTAGTATATAAGGATGCTGATGGTAATATTGTTGATCTAACAGATTGGTGTGGTCGAATTATTTGCAAAACTAATAGTAATGATACAATAATTTTTCAAACAGGACATAATGGACCAGATTACAAATTTACTTTAGATGCTCCTAATGGAAAATTCACTTTATTATGGCCCGCAACCACTACCAACAGCTACCTATTTAATACTGCAAAATATGACTTTGAATTACAAAGTCCAGATAATTTCTATACTAATGGAGGATTTTTTACAGAAAGAATACTCTATGGAGTTATTACTATAGTTAAGAGATTTAGTCAAAGCACAACCGCTTTAGAGTGTCAAATATGACAGATTTTAATATTGAAATAATAGAACAACCGTCTTATTCTTTAGAAGTAGCCGTTGGGGCTAGTGGCACAGATGTTCCTTCTATAGAAATAATTACTTCTGGTGGTGTTTACTTAGAAATTAGTAATAGAGATAAAATACTTCCTAGTGATTTTCCAGACACCTATCCTATAAGTTATACAACAGGATTATTACCTATAAATAGAGTGAGTGGATTATATTCTGGATCGGGAATAGTATTTGCTTCTGGACTAGACGGATCAATAACTATAAATGCTCTTGCTCAAAATATTACTCTTTCAGGAACCAGCGGTATCTCTGTAAGTCAAAATGGAAATTTATACACAATATATACAACCGGAACATTCGGTCTTAGTAGTTCTCAGATACAGAGTCTATTAAATAGTGGAGTATCCATAAACGTAATATCTGGTACAGGTAATTTTAATTCTCTGTCTATAAGCGGAACTCCTGTTAGCATCAGCGGACACTCCCACACAGCTTCAGCAATAACTGATTTTAATTCTAGCGTAAGTGGACTATTGTCAGTAAAAAATATATTGGGCAGCGGATACGCTTCTGTAGCGTCTTCTGGAGGGGTTTTTACGGTATCGGTCACGGGATTACAGCCTAGTGGAAACTATAGCATAAGTGGACATACGCATACTAGCTCACAAATAACAGATTTTAACTCTAGTGTTAGCTCATTAATACCAGTTAAAAATGTGATTGGTAGTGGATATGTTAATATCGTTTCAACAACCGGACTATTCTCTGTTTCTGTAACAGGTTTACAGCCAAGTGGCAATTACAGCTTAGTAGGACATAATCATACTTCAAGCGATATTACAAACTTTAATTCATCAGTAAGTGGACTGCTAACTCCCTATGCTTTATTAAATAGTGGCAACTTTATAACCCTGCGGGTAAACGGAGTTCCTGTAAGTTTAAGCGGGCATACTCATACTAGCTCGCAAATAACAGACTTTAATACATCGGTTAATAATCTTATTTCTGTAAAAGACATTCTCGCCGGTTCTGGAATACAGATAGGGGTGACTTCTGGAATTTATACTGTGACAGCATATGGTGTTGCTGCTAGTAGTGCTTCTTCATTAATAACAAGATGCGAAAATAGGACCGGATCTACTTTACCAAAGATGACTGTGGTTTATATTAATGGAGGTCATGGGAATAGGCCAACAATACAAAAATCTATCGCTTCTAGTGAAGCTGGATCTAGTAAAACTTACGGCATTACCGCTAGTCAGATAAATAATAATAGTGCTGGAGATGTTGTTGTTTTTGGAGAATTGATTGATGTTAATACTGACCAGTTTGGTGCTGTGGAGGGCAGTACTCTATATCTAAGCCCGAGTGTTTCTGGCAACTTAACAGCCATAAAACCAACTGCCCCAAATCATATGGTAGTTGTCGGCAAAATAGTTAGAAATCACGTTAATCAAGGGATCATAGAGGTTTCTATACAAAATGGTTTTGAACTAGAAGAACTACATAATGTTGCAACAACCGGAGCGATTAGTGGACAATTTTTGAAATATGACGGATCGCTTTGGCGTAACAGCGGAATAACAAGTTCAGATATTGGTAATTTTAATAGCAGTGTTAGTGGATTACTAACTCCTTATGCTCAGTTAAACGATGCCGTATTTAATAACTTATATGTAGATACCCTCTTTGTCTGTAACACTCCTAGCTTTAATGTGGACGAAGATGGAAACACTTCTATTGGAAATAATAATCCGCTTGTAGGTGCTATAGTACCTAATATGCTTGTAACATACGGTTTAAGTTTTGCAAGTGGTACTGCATCTAGTGGATTGAATGTTTTTAATTATCTAAGACTAAATAATACGGGTGTTAGCTTAAGTGGACACACCCATTTAGTTTCTGATATTTCAAATTTTGATAGCGGAGTCAGCGGGCTGTTGCCAGTTAAGGAACTACTCCCCGGTAATAATGTAACTATCACTAGTACTAGCGGAATTTATACAATTAACGCTTCTGGTGGGGGTGGAGGAAGCAGTGTTTCCGTATCCGATCCAGGCTCTGGAAGAGTATTAGTTTCAGACGGAACAAGCTCGGGCATAATTGGTCAAAGCGGATTAACCTTTAGTAATAATTCGTTATTTATCAATGGTGTAAATGTGAACAATGGGAAAAATTTATTCTTATGGTCAACTTATAGATAAAGGAAAATAACATGGCTGATAATCCGGCATTTGCAGTAATTCCAGAAATTGGAAATGGTTTTGTAACGATTCTAAATAACAACCGAGATGGAATCTCAGGGTCTGGATACGTTCCATTTGCCAGTGGGGCAAGTAATGGCACAAGAATAGCCGAAATTGTTATTCAGGCAACAGGAACAACCGTTGCTGGTCTAGCTAGAGTTTATATCTCTGGAGTTGGAATTGTTGGTAATCCATTATTTGATGAAATAACTATCGCAGTAGCCGCTCCCTCCGCGAGCGTTAAGGCCACAAGAATTAGTACAACCTATAATAATCTTGTATTAATGAGTGGCCAGATTTTAAGTGCTACTAATAGCGTAGGGCCGGCTCAAGGTTTTAATATCATAGCACTAGGGGCAGATCTGTGAATAACGGCATACTTGGTACTCCAAATTTTTCTGTCGCCACAGACCTTGTTGGAATAAAACCTTTATTGGGAATTCCGCAAACAGTCCCGACTCCTTATCATTATCCTAAAATTGATGACTTTAGGATTGGAAACAATGATGGTTTTAGTAGTAAAGATTTTGTGATGGTAATAGATACTACTAAGGGTGGATCAACAACTATTGTTTTATCTATGGGAATAAGTCTTCAAGGATCTGTTATAGAGATATTCTGGGGAGACGGTACGAGTGGAGGACTTATTCCGGCGGGAACAACTCAGATTAGAAGACCTGGAAGTTATGAAACAAGATTTGAGCCAACTGCACTTTCTATAAGTCTCTTTACTGTGTCTCATACTTATCCTAAACATGGTATATACACAGTTGTTATTAAAGGAATAATGGGATATACGATTACTAATGTTCCACATGCTGGATTGGCAACGGTTGCTATTTTATCTTATGGGGATTTAGTTACGATCACCACCGTCGTGAATCACTCTGCTTGCGGAGCTAGTCTTTTGAGTGTTCCTCCTTATATCAAGCCCACGGACCCTGCTGCTGGTGCCCCTTTTAGAAGAAATTTGGCCGATTGTTTTAATGGATGTTCAAATCTTAATACCAGTAATTTTACCCAATGGGACACTTCGAATGTTATTGATATGAGAAGATCTTTTCAAAATTGTAATATTACCGTTAATGGAGACTGGAATTGGAATACTAATCTGGTGGTGAATTTCGGAAATGCATTTACAAATACCAGACTGTCAAACATTACTTTTAGTGGATGGGCGTGTAATGGGGCTCCGTCGATGTTCTCTTTTTCGAATATAAACGATTGTTCTTTTATAAATTGGAGCGGAAATAATACTATAAATATGTTTCTTGGAGCCACATTAAACAACTGCACCCTTTCAGGATGGAGATTAACATCACTTGCAAATGGTATGTTTAATGCGGGAACTAGTGCCCCCGCTAGCGTAACTAATTTGTATATGCCAAGCTGGGATTTAAGAGGGGTAACAAATCTTAACAATATGTTCTACGGTGTGAATGGAACGAAGAGTGGATTAAACGATTGGAATGTGAGCGGTGTTACAAATATGAGCAGTATGTTTCAGTTTGGTAGTGATTTTATGGTTGCTGATTTAAGTAATTGGAATGTCAGCAAAGTAACCAATTTTCAGTATTTTATGTTAAGATCTGTTGGTCTAAATGCTGGAGGAAATGCTTCTATAAGAATAGACAACTGGAATATAGCAAGTGGAGCTAATTGCTTAGGAATGTTTGGAGATACATATGCAAGTAAATTTATTTCCTTATCAGGATGGACTTTTGGTTCAAATAGTAGTACTGCTAGAATGTTTGCAGGTTTTAATTATCCGGCGGCATTCAATAGTTTAAATGTTGATCTTAGCTCGTGGAATACCAGCGGAATTGTTGATATGAATCGAATGTTTGAAAACATAAACTCAACAATGATTGTTGGAAATTTAAGCAATTGGAATACTAGCAATGTTACCAATATGAGTGGTATGTTTTTGTTATGCGGGAATTTTAATACTAATGTTAGTGGTTGGGATACTAGCAATGTTACAAATATGGCTAATATGTTTCGAGGGGCTAATTCCTTTGCGGGAAGTGGATTAAGTAATTGGAGGCCAAATAAGTGTATAAATTTTAGCAGTATGTTTATGAACCAAGTCAATCCTTTAGCTGTTGGAATTAGCGGTTGGACTATAGCTAGTGATGCAAATCTTTCTAGTATGTTTCAAAGTTCTACTGCTATAAATTCTGCTAATTTTCAAAATTGGACCTTCAATGGAAACGGAATCAATTGCACTAGTATGTTTAATGGATGTACAAACTTCCGAGGAATTGGATTGGACTATTGGAATACTAGTGGTATCAGCAACATGACTAATATGTTTTTGGGCAACACTAATTTTAATAACAATTTGAGTGGATGGAATGTTGCTAATGTTACTACAATGGCAAATGCTTTTCAAACAGCTAATAATTTTGCAAAAAGTGGATTAAGCAACTGGAATGTAAGCAAATGCACAAACTTTAGCAATATGTTTTTGAATAATACTAATTCGTCAACAGTTGGTATTAGTGGCTGGACTATAGCAAGCGGAGCTAATCTCACTAGTATGTTTCAGGGGGCATCTAACATAAACTCTGGTAATTTTTCAAACTGGATCTTTAATGGGAATAATATCAACTGTACCAATATGTTTAATGGATGTACAAATTTTAGAGGAGTTGGATTGGAATCTTGGAATACTAGCGGAATAAGTAATATGAATAGTATATTTACTAACAACGCTAATCTAAATTTTGATGCAAGCAATTGGAATACTACCAAAAATACGTTGTTTAATATGTTTGGTGGTTGTACTAGTTTTGCAGGCTCAGGACTAAGCAATTGGAACATTAGTAAAAGTGTGACTTTTGCTTCTATGTTTACTAACGGCTCGTTGAAGGTCGGGATTACTGGATGGACTATACCAAATGGTGCAGATTGTATCAATATGTTTGGTGGAAATCTTATGACTTCTGGTGATTTTTCAAACTGGACTTTTCAAGGAAATAATGTCTGTTCTAATATGTTTTTCGGTGCCGCATCATTTATAGGAAACGGCTTGAACAATTGGAATGTTACAGGAATAACAACAGTCAGCAATATGTTCACAAACTGTAGTAGTCTACAAGTATCGTTAACTGGTTGGAATCTATGTAATTGTACCAATTTTAATAATTTCATGATAAATACTAATATTGGAAGTGGCAACTATGACTTATTATTGAATTCATGGGCCACTACTTCCACAGGAAATCCAATAAAGCCCTGGGCCACAGGAATAAACGTAAACTTTGGCACCGCTAAATATACCGCCGCTAGCTCCGGTGCTAGACAGCGACTAGTAAACTACGGATGGACGATTACCGATGGAGGGTTTCAAGCATGACTTCTCAGATTATTTTTCCAAAAGAGCCAACATACTGGATACTATCAGATGGGGTGTCTTATTATGACGGACTAACTCCCTCTAATTGTGTTACAACAGTTGGTGCTGGTACTACAGTGTATTGGATAGGCACAAATCATCAGGAATACGTTCAGGCGTGTTTAGATCTAGGACTGACACCGCGAAACCCTGGGGAAAATCCATTAATCACAATTGACCCAGCATCTCCAGTATCCGTTTTAGACAAAAAAGTTTCTGACATGAATGAAAAATTAGTTTCTTTAGAGACTGTTGTTCCTGGGGAGAGGATTAGTGCTAGACAAGCTAGATTGTGGCTAATTCATAATGGTATTGATCTCAATATGATAAATTCTGTTATAGACTCTATAGAAGATCCGGTCTTAAGAGAAAGTATACGAACAGAATGGGAATATGCTCCATATATCGAAAGATCGTATCAGTGGATAAACTCTCTGGCTTTTCAGCTAGGATTATCAGCAAGTGATCTTGACCGAGCTTTTATAGAAGGGTCCAGTATTTAGTGTATTTGTTATTGTAAAAATTAAATTATCGGAGAAACCTATATGAGTTGGAATATTGAAATACCTATTATTGTTAGAACACTAATTAATGATTTATCAGATAGTCCCACATATAGCGACGAAAGACTACTTCAGGTCATCACAGTTGCTGCAAAACAAGTAGAGTTTGATGTTAATCTTGAAACACCATACGAAATAAATGTTGTTGATCCAAATATTACTCCTGATCCATCTATTAGCAATGACAATATTTTTGTTATGCTAGTAAGTCTTAAAGCTGCGTGTTTAGTAGATCAGAGTACATTAAGAACAAAAGCCGCTAGCGAAGGCATTAGAGCCTCTCTAGGACCGGCACAATTAAGTGTTGCTGGAAATCTCACTGGAATTAAGTTAATTATAGAACAGGGACCGTGTGCATTCTATGACGAATTAACAAGTCATTGGGACGTAAAAGAAGCAACTGCTGTTCGTGCTGTTCTTTCTCCGTTCGTTGGTAATAAGTTTGATCCAAGAAGTATTCGTACTAATCTCGCTAGAAGTAGAGACTTTTACTCATGAACCTAATTACTCCAGAACTAAAAGCATTATTTAATACTCATATAGATATGATTTTAGCACAAGATGGATTAACAGTACCTTGTATATTAAAATATAATTCTACAAATTATAAGTTTTGCAATAACTGTGTGTATGACACAATATTAAATCAATCACTAAATAAGTATAATAATTCTGGACCAGTAAGTTTTCAAGAAGGTAGTTTGTGTCCCGTTTGTGGTGGTTTTGGTAAGGTAGATTATGACTCACAAGAAACAGTATATATGGCAGTTATAATTGATAGTAAATATTGGATGAACTGGGGGCCAAAATTTGTTAACATTCCTAATATGGCAGCACAAACACTATGCCCGATATCTCTGCTTAATAAATTAGAAAATTGTACTCAAGCAGTTCTTAATTCTTCTTTACCTACTAATAACAATCTATATACAAAATCTGGATATCCTACTCCTTTAGGATTTGGTAATCAAGACTACTTATTAACTAATTGGACCCTACCGTGAGAATATCTGCTAAAATACTAGAAAGTGATAAACAAGTTAGGACTTTAATTCTTAATTCTTTATTATCAGAAGTGAATAAAACAATTCAAAAAAGTTTACCTATTATTAATCTGAGTATTCAAAAAATAGTAGCTAAAGCATTAAGAGACGAACCCGAATATCTTTCACTTAAAACAGGAACCCTTAGATATGAACTTGGTATAGCAAATCCAAACAGTATAGATGAGCTGGTACAAGCCCTGGTAGAGACTGGTCAGATAGATAATAAAAATACTAAAATTACAAACTATGGAATAAGTGGAGGTTTTGTATATAAGATGATAGGTAAGCAGGATTTACAAGCAATTACATTATCTTCTAATGCTAGAGTAATCGATTTACAAAGACAGTATTCATTACCTTGGTTAGAATGGTTGTTATTTGAAGGTAGTTCGCCCATTGTAAAAAATTATGAAGTGGTTCTTGAACCTAGCACCTATTCAAGAACTGGTGGTGCATTAATGAAACGTTCTAATACAAATTGGAGAGTTCCTCCTCAATACGCAGGAACGATCACTAATAACTGGATAACAAGAGCATTAAGTACATGCGAAAAACAAGTAGTTGCAATTATACAGTCTACAATAAAGAGTAATATATGAGCGTCAATAATGATTTTGGAAAATTTAACTTTGTGACGAGCTTATCGGACACATTCTATATTAATTCTGTAGAAGAAAATCTACGAAATTTTATAGACTATGGTTTTTTAAATATTGGGGGTTTTGTAAATATAGTCGCTCCAGCAAGTGGTTTATACAATAATAGTCTTAATAAACTAAAACCAATAAAAGATCCTGCATATAAAGAAAATATTGTTTGGGGAACTCATAAATCACCATGGGTCTGGGAAACAGGAATATCTTATAATACGCAAACCCCTATACAAATTAGTGGACTAACTGTAAATAATGTTTTTTATCCAGGGCCATCGGGAAGCGGAGCAGTGACATATACTCTAGACTATAATAATAGTCAAGTAGTTTTTGACAAGGCTGTTTCTCCAACAACTTCTGTATCTATGAATTATGCTTATAAATGGTGCAAAGTATTGAACTCTAGTGATCATGAAGGTAGAAGAATATTACAAACTTTAAATTATAAAAATATTAATACTAGCGTGGAAAATAACCACTCTCTTCCGCTACCATGTATTATAATAGAGTCTATTGCTAGAACAAATGCAGAACCATACGAATTAGGGTCTTTAGTTTGTTATCGTAATCAAGATATCTTAGCCCATATTTATACAGAATCTGATGCTCAAAGAAAAAATATAGTTGATATCTTAAAACTACAAGAAGAAAAATATCTTAAAATTTATGATATTAATAAAGTAGCCGTGGGAAATTATGATGGGTTAAATAGAAATGGATCTCGTAATCCTTCAGGATTAAATTACGGTCAACTTATTAGCAGAGATGATTTATTATGGAATACAATGTCTATTAAAGATGTATCATTTATAGACGCACAACAAAATGTATCGTCAACTTTGTTTTGGTGTATTGTTAGATTAACTACCGAAATTATTTTCTAACCTTATAGGGGTTCTTCAAATGCCAAATAATCGTATTTTCTATGCTGTTCAAGCCGTAAAGATTAGACCATGTCAAGCAAATGCTGCTGGAAATAACATTTATGGTAGCGAAGTTGTTGCTAGAGGAGTTCAAAGTATAGGTATGAATACAAACTTCAATCTAGAACAAGCTTATCAATTAGGTCAGCTTGGTCTGTATTCAAATATTGAAGAAGTACCAGACGTTGAAATTACACTTAATAGTATTCTAGACGGAACAAGACTGTTATATAACTTATGTTTAGATGGTAGTGGTACTCTTTCAGGATCATCAATGACCGGACCTTCTCTTAGTAATGGTTTAGGTTTAACTCAAATCTCTGATCGTAGATGTGATATTGCTCTTGGTATTTGGGATGAATCTGTTATTACAACAAATGGAGCAGCACAGGCGTATGCTGTTAGTAGCGGAACATATGTAAGCAGTATTGCTTTTAACTTTAATAGTGATGGTAATTTTACAGAAGATCTAACATTAGTTAGTAACAATCTAAGATGGCAACCTTCTACTGGTGGTGGAATTACTAGCTTTAATTCTGGTCTACCAGGAAATGAAGTCAAGAGAATTGCTCGTAGATGGTCACTAGATACTACTACTAGTGTTCTACCAACTGGTTCTGGTGGAGGTATTGCTGGACTAACAGCAACCGCTGGTACTGTTCACATCAATAGTATTACCCTTAATTGTAATATTGGTCGTGAATCTATCAATAAGCTAGGTGTAAGAGCCCCATATTATCGCTATATCAACTTCCCTGTAGAAGTTACTAGTGAATTTTCTGTGACAGCCGTTAGCGGTGCGCAAGTAAACGCAGATGACTTTAGCACTCAAGTTGGATGTTCTGCTAGTGCCGCTGGTAACTTGACTAACTTGCCTATCGTTATTCGTATTTGTGATCCTAACAGTACTAGTACGGCTTATGTGTTTGATCTAGGAACAACTAATAGATTAACAAGTGCTAATCAAACAGGTGGAGATACTGGTGGTGGTAACGTAGAAGTTTCTTATAGTTACCAAACATTTAACTCCTTCTCTGTAAGTGGTGTCAATAATATTCTCTAAGGATTGGATTAACAATGGACCCCGAAAAACTATACATGACTGTTGGGAAGCTTTACTTAGATATCGTTTCCCTTCAGTCTGTAATAGATTCTTTACAAAAGAAATTATCCGAAAAAGATAATATCATCAGAGAACTACAGGAAAATAAAACAGTTGTATCTTAATGGAATCTAATGTTTCTTATTTAATTTATAGAATCTGTTCAGAAAAACTATACTTTGAACATGATAATAAAGAGTATATACTCAAATGTCCTTCATTATCCATAAAATATGAAGCAGAAAGATTATATAGTTCAATTTTAGAGAACAATAAATTTTCTGATGTAATGAGAAGACCAGACGCCGAATACTGGTTGAGAAAGCTAAAGTTATGGAATCAAGACAATGATAAACAAATAACACAATTAGAAAAGACTATAGATAAGACTAAGTTGGACTTGTATTCTAGTAGATTGAATGCCAATAGGATTAAAATTATTCGAAAGGATCTTGAAGTATATAAGGAATCACTAATATCTCTATATGAAAATAAGCATAGCTTAGACTATTTAACTCTAGAAGATTATGCTCAAACCCGAAAAACAGAATTCGTCATTATCAATACCTTATATGATAAGCTCTCAAAAAAAAGAGTGTTTTCTAAAAATCTAGAAGCTAATGATCAGCATTTTTTTAACCTATTGATATCTTGTATTCATTCCTACAATATTACTAATAACGAATTGAAAGAAGTAGCAAGAAGCGAACATTGGAAATCAATTTGGAATTGTGACAAAAGTAATGTATTTGGAAAATCTCCCACCTCACTAACTGAAGAACAAAAAAGTCTAATTAACCTATCTATGATGTATGACAGGATTTATGAACATCCTGAGTGTCCAGATGAAAAAATAATCGCTGATGATGATATGTTAGATGGTTGGATGTTATATCAAAAACAAAAAAATGATGCACAAAAGAAAGAAAATGAAGCAAATAGTGTATATGATAAACATAGGAACGCGAAAGAAATGTTTATTGTAGCAGATAGAGAATCTGCATCGGAAATTATTGGATTGAATTCTTTAGAATCTCAAAGAATAATAAAACAAAGAGAGAACTTGATTAAGAATAACGAACAAGGGATTAATGTAATAGATTTGCCGGATGTTAAATCAGACCTATTACAACAACTAAATAGCCAGAGGAAAAAATGAACAATACAGAAGAGTGTGTTCAGCGGGCGATCAAAGCATTAGAAACAACGATGATTGGTTCATTGTCAAAGTTTGAAAATGTCTTTGGTTATCTGTGGGCGCACTATAAAGATAATGCAGATCAATTGACAGAGCAAGAGGGGTATTTTGATAATATGTGGCAAGATGTTAGGAATAATATCCTAAATCATGGAAATAAACAGAAACGACTATTGGAAGAAGATTTAACTAAAATACTATCCGGTAGTAAAAACACCCGATATAATTACAGATTTCCCGTTATAAACAAGGACAAGGAGAATAGAGAATGAAAACGAAAGATTTTACAATTGACGATGTTCAGTACTATGTTCGTTCTGCAACACTATCTGATCAAAAAGAAGCCAAGAAGATATATAACTCTGCTTTTGCTGATGCTATTAGTAGCGGAGCAATTGTTAGGGGAAAGATCAATGACGTATTGATTAAGCAGGGAATGTGGAGTGATGAGAAGGAAAATGAACTAAAGAACCTTCAAAAAAATCTCACCTCTCAAGAAAAGAGACTTGCTAGGGGTGGTATTAAATTATCAGAAGCTCGCGCCCTAGCCCTAGAAATTGCTGATAGTCGCAAGTCTATTAGAGATTTGTTAATGTCGAGAAATTCTCTAGATTCTAACAGTGCGGAAGGTCAGGCTGATAATGCTCAGTTTGATTATCTGGTATCTGCTTGTGCATTTAAAAAGTCAGATAATTCTAAGTGTTTTGAAAATCTAGAAGATTATCTCAACAGAGGATCAGAACCCCTAGCTGCTGAAGCTGCTCGTAATTATGCGGAACTATTTTATGGCCTAGATAGTAGTTATGAAAAAAATCTACCAGAAAACAAGTTCTTACTAAAGTATAAGTTCGTAAATACTGATCTACACTTTGTTAATAAAGAAGGCCATTTAACAGATCGTGATGGCAAGCTAGTAGATAAAGACGGGTTTTATGTAGATACTGATAATCGTAGAATTGATAAGTTTGGTAATCTACTAACTAAAGATGGTGAATTTCTAGTAGACGAGCAACCATTCCTAGACGATGATGGAAAACCTGTGGTTTTTGATGAAAAACCGGCCAAGGTTGAAGAGGTAAAATCAGAACAAAAACAAGACTAATTAGTGTATTAAAAGCTAGTGGTATTATTTAGAATCGCCATGTTGTTCTCGCAGCATGGCGTTTTTTTTAAGAAATAGGAAAACATATGGCATCTGGATTTAATTTAACAGCACAACTAAATCTACAAGGACCAACCAACGTTGCTAGTATTGTAAAAAATATTAAGCAGCAGATTGGGAATATTAATGCTAACGTAAATGTTAATGTAAGTAATAATACTACGGGAAACATAACTAAACTAACATCATCGCTAACTAATTTAAATAGCGTACTTAATAATACATCAACAAATGCAAATAGTGCCGCTCAAGCTATTAGAGCTTTGGGTCAAGCAATCGGTCAAGCTAATAATCCATTAAATAACCTACAACAGAATCTACAAAATAATGCCACTGCTGCTGGTCAATTAGCTACTAGTCTAACAGCACTTAGAAGAAATACTCAACAATGCGGTAATCAATTTGAAGAATTTGGTCGCCAAAGTGCTATAGCTGTTAGAAGATTTGCTGCTATGGCAACTGTTACTAGTATCATATATAAGTTTGGTAATTCTCTAGATTCTGCTACTAAAGAATTCGTTGAATTTAACAAAGAATTAGTTAGAGTAGCACAGGTTACTGATACTAGTTTATCTGGACTTGATGGATTGGTAAGAGAGATTACTGGATTATCAGTTAATCTTGGTGTGGCTTCTAATGACTTAATTAAAGTATCTAGTACTTTAGCTCAGGCCGGTCTAAGTGCCCGCGATACTGAAAAAGCCCTAAAAGCTCTTGCCCTTAGTGCCCTTGCTCCATCGTTCGATAGCCTGAATGATACGGTAGAAGGCTCTATTGCTCTTATGAGACAGTTTAATATTGGAGCCGGTGATCTTGAAGGTGCGCTCGGTAGTGTTAATGCTGTTGCTGCTAAGTTCGCTGTAGAAGCCGGTGACATTATTACAGCTATTCAAAGAACGGGAGGTGTGTTCGCAACAGCTAGTAAAGGTGTTAGTGAAGGTAAGGATGCTCTTAATGAGTTTATTGCAGTATTCACAAGTATCAGAGCAACTACCCGTGAAAGTGCTGAAACAATTTCTACTGGCCTAAGAACCATCTTTACTAGACTACAGAGAAAAGATACCATCGATGCCCTAAAACAATTCGGAGTTGTATTAACGGACTTAGAAGGAAAGTTCGTTGGGCCATATGAAGCTTCTCGTAGACTAAGCGAAGGATTAAGCAAACTAGACCCAAGAGATCTAAAGTTTAGTCAAATAGTAGAAGAACTTGGTGGATTCCGTCAAATTGGTAAGGTTATTCCTCTTATTCAACAATTTGCAACTGCCCAGGAAGCTCTTAAGGTCGCCCAACAGGGTCAAGGTTCTCTTGCAAAAGATGCCGCGATTGCTCAAGAGAGTGTTGCTAATAAGATGACTAAGGTTCGTGAAGAGTTTATTGCTTTAGTTAGATCTATTGGTGAAAGCCAAGGATTTCAAACATTTATTAAATTAACACTAGATTTAACTAGCTCACTAATCAAACTAGCAGATGCTGCCAAGGGAATTATGCCAGCATTGTTAGCTATTGGAACTATTAGAGGTGCTGGTGCTGCTGTTAGTTTTGGTAGAGGATTTGTGGGCGGATTACGTCGCCATGAAGGAGGATCAATTCCTAGATTTGCTAGTGGAGGTTTTGTTCCCGGTCAAGGAAACGGCGATACTGTTCCTGCTATGTTAACTCCTGGCGAATTTGTTATTCGTAAAAAAGCTGTTCAGGCTATTGGTGCGGATAAACTAGCAGGAATGAATAAGTATGCTAATGGAGGAATTGTTGATGATCTAAAAAGAGATCCTAGAGTTGGTGCTGCCGTATTAGAATATGGGCAGAAACCATCTTCAAAAACTTTTGGAGTTACCCTGGGCAATGAAACCAAAGAAATAATAGGAATAAAAGAAGGTTTAAATAAAGAAACCAACCAATCTTTTATGGCTGCTATAAATGAGGGTGTTATTAGAGGGGTCAATTATGCTACTCGTTTATTATCTAAAGATTTAGGTGTTCCAGCAACTAAAATCAATAAAAAAGATCAAGATTCTTTCTTAAGTGGTATTAATGAAGGAACCAGAGGAAACCTATTTGAAGACGTTCTAAGAACAATGAAGGCTGGTCCTTTTGGACAAACAGAAGCTCAAAGACCTTTTGATTTTCCAGATGGATTACCATCACAATTAAAAGATAATTATAGTAATTTACCAAAAAAGTGGGTAGATGCAAAAGCTTCTTTTGACGGTGCGCAGTTTACAGGAGATGGATCATTACAAGCCAAAGCTCAGAGACAGATTAATAATGAATTAGGAATAGTAAAAAATAGACAAAGAGGTGGAGAAGAAACAAAGATTAGCCCTAAGAGAAAAGATTATCTTTGGAGTATATTTGATAAGTCTCAAAATAATGAAATATTGAGTAGTACGCAAAAAAAGGATTTACAAGCATTCCAATCTTTAAGACAGCAAGGAATTATTCAATCAAGAAATTTTGGTGGTCCTATTCAAAAATTTGCCAAGGGTGGTTCTCCACAAGATACCGTTCCTGCGCTACTAACTCCTGGCGAATTTGTTATAAATAAAAAAGCTGCTAGTCGCATAGGACTATCTTCTCTTCATAAAATGAATCATGCTGATAAAGTTCAGGGATTCAATAAAGGAGGAGGAGTACAAAAATTTGCCCAAGGAGGAAATCCGTGGACAGGAGGAACCGGGCAAATGGCTTCTCCTCAAAATATTAATCCTTGGATAACAAGTGGTATTTCTGCACAGGCTCAAAAAACAGCACAGGCATTACAAAATGTTGGACAAGCAGCAAATAACACAGCAACATCTTTTAAGGGTATGGGGCCAGCAACTACAGGATTAAGAGGACTATTCGCCCAATTAGGAATGACAGGAATAGCTAAGAAATTACCCAAAGGACCAACAAACCCACTAGCTAGTCTTGGCCTTATGATGGGAGGAGGAGCGGCTATTAGTAGTGTTTCTTCTGCTTTGGGTGGAGAATCTACAGACGCTGGTAGACAAGTAAATCATATGGGTACGAATGCTCTTAATTATGGATCTACAGGCGCTGCTGTTGGTTCTATGTTTGGTCCATTAGGAACAGCTATTGGAGGTACTGCTGGAGCATTAATAGGACTAACGATGGGATTTTATGAAGCAGAAAAAGCTGCCAAAGCTTTTAAATTAGAGGCAAATAAAAAAGATTTAGAAATGCAAGGAGAAAGACTAACTAAAAATACCGCTGCTTATGTTACTGATAGAACAGAAGAAAATAGACAAAATGCCATGATGCAACGAGATGTTGTAGCTGGACTCGCATTGACGGTTGCTCCTAAAAAATTTGATACTAGTGGATCTCAAGCTGATATACAAAAAAATATTAGTAGTTTTGCTCAAGAGTATTCTTCTCAGTTCAGTAAGCCTCTACAAGAAACTAAAAATATTATAGTTGCCGATATGAAGGCCACTAATAAAACTTTTGCTGAATTAGCAACATCTATGGACCCAGAAGAATTTAAACAGCTAAATATGCTAGTTGCTAGATCAAGCAAAGAATACATCCAAATGGTAGCTGCTCAGGATTCATATATTGAAAACTTAAGATATGCAGGAAATGATAAGGGTGCCGATGAAGCCCAGGCCGCATTTGAAAAAAAGAGACAAGAATTTTTAGCATCAGAAGCAGCTAATCTTTTTGCTGCCGAAGACGCAACTATTAAAACAGCAAAGGCGGCAGAAGAAGCCAGACAAGCAGCAATTCTTTTAAAGAAATCTATACTTAGCATAGAAACATCATTTGATGTAGTTTCTCAGTCTTTAAATAAGTCTTCTTTTGATTTAGCTAATATTTCTAATAAAGCCGAAGAGATTATTTCGGGTAAAACAACAGTTAGAGCATCAGCAGCAGAGCAAAATATTGATATACTTAAAAATCCATCTGCATACTCTAAAGAAGATCGTGCCAAAGCCGTATCGTCTGGTTCTAAACTGTTAGGAGATATGGGTCCAGTTGCTGAAAGATTAGTTAATTTTGGAGATTCTCTAGATTCATTAACATCTACAACTATTAAAAATGCTGAAAAACAAGGAAAAGCTAATCCAGATATTGGTGATAGTATCAGAAGAACATTAGAGGCTAATATTGTTGCTAATTTTGGAGAAGGTAATATATCTAGAGGATTAATAGATACGCTAAATAATTCAATAAGTGGAGCTATAGACGAAGCAGCAAAAAATGGACAAGCCGTTGATTGGAATGCTGTTTTAGAAAAAATAACAGGCCCATTAAAAGGAGTATCCGATAAAGCCTCCAAAGCAATGCAAGAAAGTCTTAAGCTTGTATCTGATAATTTTGCGGCATTATCAAAGATAACAGCTAGTATAGTAGAAATTGAATACAAAAAATTCGATAGAGAAAATGATCTATTGTCTATGCAAGCTAGTAGTAGGCTTTCTCAAAAAGAAGCATTGGGGTCCAGGGTAGACTATAGAGAAAAAATCAATGCTCGTATGGCATCTGTGTCTCGTAACTCTATGCTAGGAGGAGCCCAGGCAACGCCACAAAATCTATCTGCAAAAATAAAAGATATGCAGAACCAAAGAGACAATGCTGCTAATCAGGCTACTAATGCTTTAAACAATAATAATTTTGCTATGGCCGGTAGATTAACACAAAACGTTCAAGCCTTTAATACTGCTATTGCTAGAACTAAAGAAGAACTTTTAAAGCTTCCACAAACTTTAGAAGCTAGTATCAGTGATATATTTAACGAAATGCAAAAAAGAGTAGGACTTTTAGAAGCTACCAAAGCTGCTGGTCAAGGACTAGCAGAAAAAATGGTTACTAGTACTCCTAAAGAATTAATGGATATGAATCGTAGTTTTGTTGTTATGAATAATGCCATCAGAGGAAATGTAAGCAATATACAACAATCTAGCGATGCACAACAGGCATATTTTCAAGCGCTTAATGATGGTAAGAGCGTACAAGAAGCCGTTATGGAAGCTCAACAAGCGTATGCTAATGAAAATAAAAACGCATTGCAAATGTTTGATGAATTAGTTAAGGTAGCGGGAGTTAGTGGGCCAGACATAGATAATATGAAAGCTAATATGCTTGAATCTATGGCTAAAGCCCAAGGAACAAATAATAATCCTATACTCAAAAATATAATTGCTCAATTAAGAGAAACTCCAGATCAAAGAGCAGATAGAGATCCTGTACTTAAAGCCCTAAGAGCAGAAGCCGAAATATTAAGAGCAATGCAACAACAGGCGGTAACAGAAGCAGCTAAACTTGATGATGAGTCAAAGAGACTATTGGAAAATACAGCTAATGAACTAATTACTGGTATCAATGCCGCTACGGCATCACTAAACGAAAGTCTAGCAAGAGCCGCAACAGAAAGAGGATTAGAAAAAACTCAAGTACCAAATCAAGTACAACCAGTTAATGGTCAATTTGGGCCGGGATGGGCCGCTGGAATTGTTGATCAAGGACGCAGAGAAGCAGAAGCGGCTCGGCAAAAAAAGGATTTACAAAATAGAACACAATCGCCTAATTCTGAAAATCTTGGTATAGAAATAGAATCTAAAGATCAAAAAAGACAAGCAGAAGAAGATAGACAAGCAGCAATGCGTGGCGCTCAAGCAGCACCATTTAACAACGGAGGAGTTGTATATGCATCAGGAGGTAAATTAATTAATTTCAAGCCCAAAGGCACAGATACCGTGCCAGCAATGTTGACCCCTGGTGAATTTGTTGTTAATTCTAAATCTGCATCTAAAAATATGGGATTGTTACACAGTATTAATCGTAGTAAAGGTGGAGATGTAAATTACTTAAAAGATGGAGGATTTGCAGGATCAGACGAGAGAATTAGTAGACCAAAACCAGCAAAATTTACTGATAAGTCTGGAAAATTTAGTGTTATGGCTAGTCTTGAAGAACCCGTTGATCATAGTTTATCTTGGGTAGCTTTAAGACGAGCAGATAATAATCAAATAGTTAAAGTTAATTGGAAAAAACTTTCTTATGAATCAAGAGCATTGGCTGTAGAACAAAGTAAAGCATTAAGCGCTTATACTTTACAAAACTCCAGAGATATAGGAAAAAGATCTACTGGTGTTACAAACTTAATGGATGATAAAGATACCTCAAAGAGAGACTCCATGTTAAAAAATGGTGGAGAATTTATGGGACAAGGAGGTTCTTTTGATATGGTGGAAACCAATGCTGCTGGTGGTCGTAGAGAAACTAATCCTAGATTTTTTCAATCAAGAGGAAATACAGGTAAAAGATACGGAACAGCAGAAGAAAGAGGAGGTATGTTTGCTAGCATAGATGCAGTAGACTGGAACGCCGAAACAATTACTGCTCAAAGATATAATAATTTAGGAGAAAAAACTAAATCTGGTACATATAAATGGAATAAATTTGCTCCAGAATCTTTAAAACAAGCGCTAACAGATTATGGATTTGCACATATTAACGATGTCCCAAAAGAATTATTTTTTCCTAAGAAAAAAATAACAGGCGAGTTTCCTGATATAAACTATGGTAGCGGATATGAAGAGAAATATCCCGAATTATATAGCAAGACAACTACTGCAAAAATGGGACAGTGGAAGAGTGGCGAAACAAAGACAAGTCTTGTTAGACTATTTTACTATTGGGTAAAAAGAAATCAATTAGCTGGTGATTTAGATCGTGATGACCATGAAGAATACTCCTGGGAACAAACAGAAAGAGAAGCAAGAGATATTGATATAGCTGGCATGGAAGCTAAACATAATAGTAAAAACAAAAAACCAATCAATAAAGTTGATGGTGGAATGGTATATGCTTCAAAAGGACAATTAATTAATTTCCAACCCAAGGGTACAGATACTGTTCCTGCGATGCTTACGCCAGGAGAGTTTGTTGTTAACGCTAAATCGACATCAAAACATCTACCATTATTAAAGTCTATCAATAGAGCCGGTGGAGGATCGATTCCTCGTATTGGAAAGTTTGAAGTAGGTAAAGGCAGTACAAACGGGGGTTCTGGTATAGATATTAGAGGTAGATCAGGGGCGACATCATATCTAAATAATGGAGGAATGCCCTTTGGAGGTGGTGTTAAAACAGATGTGGCTGGTAATCAGCAGCTTCAAAATACTTTCTTTGGAAATAAAAATATCCACGAAATGTCAAGTTTGGATTTTGCTAGAATGGGCTATAACATTATGCAAGAAGCCTATATCAGAAACATGAACGGGGATAGTGTTAGTATGTTTAGCATAGGTCAAAGAAGAATGAAAGAATTACAGCAGATGAGAGATGATAGGGCTAATCAGTTTAAGAACCAAAGAACGCAAAGAGGAGAGGCGTATAATAATAGAATAACAGCAATGAAAAATGCTAATTATACTATGAGAACGGGCGCTAAAAGAATAGAAGGATGGAGTACTGGTGGTATGATTCCTAGAGGAACAGACACTGTTCCAGCAATGTTAAGTAAGGGTGAGTATGTTGTTAATAGAAAGTCAACACAAAAAAATATCGGCCTATTAGAAAATATCAACAGAGGATATTCTAATGGCGGGGTAATATATAGACAGAACGGAGGATCAGTAGGACCAGTAGCTGGATCTCAGTCTATGGACGGATTAGCGACGACCCTAAATAATTTTGTACAGCAGATGAAGGAAGTATTGCCTTCTAGTGTTGGGGTAGAAGGAAAACACGATGTTAATGTGATTATTAATGGGGCCGCAATATTACAAAATGTTCTAGCAGGACCACTAGGGGAATTAGTTAAGAAATCGATTGAAGAATCGTTCATGCGTAAAAATAGACAAAACGAAGGAAGTTAAAGATGGCTAATATCACATATAATTATGGTGGATCAACTTTTAATGTTATCACAGATTCTGTGCTTAATGCTACTCCTACTCCTCTTATGACTATTAGTACAAATCCTACAAAGGATTTTGATGGCAATATCTTATCTTACAAAAGTACTATTAGTTTAGATGGTTTAATTTTTGGCAATAATACTAGTGGATGTTTAAAATCTTATAGTGGAATTATTGATTTCTTCAGCGATAATAATAAACAAGGAAAATCTTTTCAAGTATATTGTGATTCAGCTTTGATATTAGAATTTAGCGGTACATATTTCAGTAGTGCCAATGCAGAAAAAAGTAATAATAATTGGGTAACTACAATCCCCTATAATCTATCTTTAGAAAGCATATATTCAAAAGATGTTAGTAATGGACTCATCGAATCATTTGACGAATCATGGACAGTAGAACCTTTAGATGAAGTTGCTTATTATAATAGCACTACTAATTCTAGAATATACGAATTCAATAATAGTAGCGTATCAACAGCCCAACCTCCTTCATTAACTCAGATGAATATCTTGTCAACAGGATATAACATCACCAATTTCCTGCAATACAGAATTAGTCATAAGATTAGTGCCGTTGGACATACACTAGATACAGGATCATCAAGATCACAAGCATATGCACAAGCGGCAAAATGGGTCTTAAACAAGGCAAATAGTGTCTATACATCATCTTCTTCTCCTTCTGGAATAGGTATTTATAATGCAGCAACATCAGAAGGATTAAGACTCTATAATCATATGAGAACTATAGATTCTACAATTAGTGCTGGAACATATAGTCTAAGTGATACTTGGTTAGCTTTGGGTACAGGAGTCAAATATACTGAAGATTTTACCTGGGAAATTAGTACAGACGATAAAACTATCAAAACAGTAACAGTACAGGGCACAATCAGAGGATTAGAAGAAGCTAGTGCCGGTTTTAGTGTTTTTCCCGATGTTGCTATGACAGGAAATATATCAGGCTTGTTTAAGAAAAACTTTAGTAATCAAACATCTTCAAATAATAAGTATTTTAATGCCCTAGGTTCTTATGTTTCTGGCGTTAAACCGTTCTTATATCAGAGAGCTAGTCAAGCCCTATCCTCTGTACCAAATCCCTCTGCTCCAGCGGGCAGAAGTTTGCCTGTACAGTGGATTGGAACAACTCCTAATCCATTAAATATAACTCCGGTAAGTTATTCAGAAACATTGAATCCTATTGCCGGAACAATTTCTTATAATGTGTCTTACAATAATAAGCCCGGTGCGTGGCTTTCCGGGGTATTATCTAGTGTGGTAACAGTAACGGACAATATTGCTAGTGATCAAATAGCAGAAGCATTTATATTGGGTCGCCCACTAGGACCAAAATTGGAAAAGGTAGGAAACTCAAAGAGCGAAAGAAGGGTGAATGTTGAGATCGTTTATCCAGCACCAACCGGATACAACCAAGCTCATCCACAGTCACCAGACTGCGTAATAAACAAGAACAGGGCAGAATTTAGACAATTGACACAGTTGATCGAATCTTTTAAACCAATAGCTCCTGTTGCGTTTGCTACATTGGCACCAACAAGTAGTTATGGTATATCTAATACAGGAATAGTATTTATAACTTCAAATAATCAAGTATGGAATCCGATGGAAGGAAGATTTAGCTGGGATATATCTTGGGTATACTCGACAGGATGTGCATAATATATGACAACAATTATCAGAGATGGACAAAATGGTGGATCTTCTAGAACATATGTATTATGTAATGGAAGTAAATATGCTCAAACATTATTCTTAGGATGCAGTGTTAAAAGCTATAATTCGTCTTTAGCTTGGACGGGCGAATCCAGCAGATTAACAGTGGAAATAATAGAAGATTCTTGTGAATATCCTTATTTTACAGATGGTGCAGGAAATCCAGTAACTAGACCAGCTACAAACAGTACAAATAATGATTATTTAGTAAGCAGGGCCGCAGATAGTTTTCAAAAGGATTCTGATGGAAACTCACTCATACCGGGCAAAGTTTACTATGTACCATACGGGTCTTCTTTAATATCTAGATATCACTATGGTGCAGATCCAGGGTTTTATGGAAATGATATAGACATCCTGGGTTCTGCTGTATATTTTAAGTTTGATAATTTTGAATTCAATGGAGTAGTGCAGAGTTATAGTAATAATGGAGGTGCGGGAGGAACTAAAATATGGACTGTTATTATAGAATCGCCCACTCACTTATTAAATCAAACTAATTTAATTCTAGATAGTTATAGTGGTACAGTTTTTCGTATCTATAATAATGGAACAAGAGATTCTTATGGTTTTCCTGGCTATGCTAGAAATACTGCTGGAGAAAGCTATCAAGGATTAATAGCAGAAGGTAATACTCCTAATGTTATTAATGTTTATGGTTATTTAGAAGCACTAGGATTATCTCAAGCTATTCCTGTTTTGTATGGATATTCTGGAAGAAATTCAGAAGGCATACCAGCAAATAATGTAATAACAGCCGTGGACGCTTTATTAAGTTCATCCTCACCCAACAATAATATTTATAAGTTCTCACCTTTTGCAAGAATAATAGGACGAATGCCTACTCTTAAGAGTAATGGTTCTGTTATTACTAGTTCTTATGATATGGGTTTAATATACCCACAACAAGATGGTTATGGACAATACAGACTAGGATACAGAGTCGATCTATCTGCATTAAGCGATATAGAAATATCTTCACTATTGTCTTATATGAGAATTTCTCAAAGTACAATGTCCCTACAGGATTTTATTAGTTCAGTTTGTTCAAGTACAGGCCGACAATTCTTTATTGGTTTATCACTATCCATATCTTCTGGATTAATAGCCCCGGTCATCACAGTCAATACTGTATCCACACTTAGTCAAACATACGATGGAGCAGTCGATAGTTTCATCTCATATGCTGCATCACTAGGAACCAGTGTTATAGAATACTCTAAAGGTAAATCCTATAATTCTTCTGATCCAGTAAGAACGATGATTATTGGTGGGAAGCAACAAAGACTATATCAGGTTAAACTTACAAAATATGCACTTAAGCAATCTACTTTAAGATATAACTCTATCACTGGTGGATTTGTTACTATAGATCATCAAACAAAATATAGTTATTATCGCTACCCAGATATTACTAGTACGAGAAACCCATCATATTATACTAATTACGATAGTGGAAAAACATATTACGGTCGAGTAGAATTACCAAATTCAACAAACTTTAATACTTCCGATGCTGATTGGGAGGGTACGGGATCATCTATTTATGGTAATTTTTCAGCTACACAAAAAGTCGCTGGTTCAATTGGGCAAGTACTGAATGCACTATATGCGGCATCTGATACGGATGCTATATGTCCATATTTTGGAACCAATAATATTACTGGCGCTGTAAGAAAAGTTTATCGTAGAGCAGAAGGGTTGGACCCTGTTAGTAGTCAACCAATTGATGCTGATTATTTAGTACAGTTTACAAATACTGAAATAGGACTGGGTATAGGTTATTCTTTCGCAACTCCCTCTACTGTTAATGTTAGTGAAACAGAAATCAGAGCAGCAATGCAGGGGCCAGACTCTTTTGCAGGATTCATTTCTGCTGTAATAAAAGATTATACTAAAATTAATGGAAGTTCTAGTGGGTGCTTAGATTTATGGGATAAAATTATATATCCTATTTTGGGTAATGGCGCATTCAAATTAATGGTTAATGGTATTTCTGAAAACTATAACAAGTATAATAATTCAAGACATGGTCACGGTTCTATTCCTATGGGAAGAGAAGCTAACTATAATGCAAATCCTGTAGTATTAGACGTTTTAACAAAACTGCAAAATTTCTTAGGAGATATTGGAAATACTTATTATGGTAAACAGTTTATGGTTTCTGTTCCAACACCAGCTTATTGGACAGACGCTAGAGAGTTTAGCCCTCAAATACAAGTTGGAGTAGACTCTAATAATGATCCATTATATTTATTAGATGGAACATTAGAAACATACTATTCTTATGAGCCAACAGATTTTGCCTGGGAAGAACCGGGCAATATTATAGACGATCATTTATATGTTGGTAGTGCTAGTATGGATAGTTTAACACAAGACAATGGATCTATTGAGCCAATAATTGGATATAACTATACTTACCAATTTAATTATCAAAAAGCATATGGTAAAAATTGGTGGACGGCTAATGCTGCTGGAAATTCAAACTATAATGAGTGGTTTAATTTTTGGAAACACGATGCTTATCTAAAAGCTGGTTTAAGTTTTGCTGGCGGATCGTCGGCATTAAGTAGTTTTTATGAACCCTCTTTAAGTATAACTCCAGATAATAATCAGTATGTTGTGGGTGTTGGTTCTACTGTTCCTGATGCATTTGGTACTTACAATATACCGGGATACAAACTATATACAAAAGCAACAGTAGAAAAGAATATTGTGCCCTACTATGTCGGAGGAGCCCTAACTGCAAAAGTCATAGTGAAAAGCGAAGGTATTCATCTAAATCCTGTTTACCCAGAAGCATTAAATGTGACAACTGCGGCGGTAGAATTCCTCGCTAGTAAATATACAGGGGTTTCAGCATCTGTAGGAAAGAAAATACTATCCCTTATTCCTTTGTTTAACAACAATAGCACTCCTTCGCCATTTGCTCAAGACTTTGGAAATAAACAATATAACAATATTAGTATCGCCCCTAAAGCGGCTATGCCAGCATTTGTTGGAGTTCCGATTCAATTCAATAACTCTGTTTATGGACCCTGGGTTAGTACTCCTGATCGTGCCGCTAATACTATCTTTTCTAATAATGCAGTAACAAGGTTGGAAAACCTAGTTGGAGGAACAAAAGTAGAAGTTAATGAGGGGCTTGTTCCTTGGAACTATGGTGGTATGAGAGTACTAGACGAAGCAGCCCTGCAATTAGTTGGTTCTGAAAATAATTACAATATTACAACTGAAGAAGGTCAATTAGTAACCTATGGCCTCCCCCTGTTAAAACTGGGAGATGAACTAAAAGCGGCGGCTGATACATTTAACGGTCCTACAATTAGCAATGTTCAAGTTCAGATTAGTGAGCAGGGACCAACAACAACATATACGTTTAGAACATTTACTCGTAAGTTCTCACTATTTAATAAAGAAAATGCTGATAAGCTACAAAATAGTGCTAGAACAACCATCAAATTAAATAGAGATATTAATCAAAAGGTAAGAAATGTAGCAGCAAAAATGCTGGCATTAAGTAGCTCTCCAACGGTTAATAATTTTAATTATAAAACATCAAAGTTAAATGAATATTCTCCTATGGGTATTTTGGTAGGATATTCTTATCCTTATATCAGTCCCAAAGCATCTGGGTCGCCCGGCAGATTTAAATATGGTTCATGGACAAGAGATTCACTAAAACAAAACTCTATTGTTACTCTGCAAGATGCTAGAGAATTACCACAAGAATTTGATAGTCAGTATGCATCTAAGGCTATTATGAGTCTAGATGGATTATTGTCTCCAGTATCTTTTTATCCAACACTTAATGGTTCTACCACAGCTTTTAAAAAATATATCACAGCATATTGTCCAGTATGTAACGGTACTAAGGCGTATACAGAAAGTGGAATATCAAAATATTGTGATAGTTGTGAATCATCTTCTTCTATAATTAATTCTACAGGTTCATTAGACAAGTATAATAGTAGTAGTGTATATTTATTATCTAGTCAAGCAGATACTGGTACTATTAGAGATTTAACTAAAATGTCGGGTCTTATTGAACAGATGAGACGTAAACAAATTAGTTATGTAGACTTAAATCCTTTTATCATGCCAACGGGGGAGCTTCGTAATAGATTCGCTCAAAGTGGCGACTATAATGCTCATCAAATAGATGTTGTAGGTCGTAGTTTAGTTCCTATGAAGGGATCATTATCTTTTAATGATAATTTAGCGTTAGATGATAGTGGGTATTTGGATCAGAATGCTTCTTCTTCAAATTTAGACTGGAATAGTTATCAGTTTGATTTAGAAAATGGAAGAACTCCATCATCTCACCTAATGAACTATAGATTTTTAGGACTAAAGGGACCACTTGTTATTAATGGCTGGGGATATGATATAGAAGGATTCCCTGTGCCTAATAGTAGTGGTGATCCTAAATCTATTGATGCCAGCGGTAATCCATTGAAGATAGCGTCTAAAACAGATAGTACTGGATCTTATAATCCTTCTTTTAGTGGGACTATTCTTGGTAAAAATCAAACATGGGTTCCCGGCACAGGATGGACTGACGCCAACCAAAATGCGGCAAAACATTAACCAGTTTAGATTTTGCATCTAATGCACAGAAAAAAGA